TTAAAGCCCAAGCCGGGAATTCAACATAGAAACCTGGTCGCCGTTCATCTCTTCTATCCATGTACTATAAACGTCGTACACCATTTGCGCGTTTTCATGCCCCATCTGATTGGCTATAAAAGACGGGTTTGCGCCAGCCGTCAGGAGCCAGCAGGCAAAAGTATGCCGCGTATGGTACGGATTCCTGCGGCGAATGCCAGCGCGTTTTACTGCAGCTTCCCATCTGCTGCCTATGCTGCTGTGCGAGTAGCAGGGTTTTTGCTCGCCTTTCCGTCTCCGCGGCATGAAAACAAATCGCAAATTCTGTTCCTCGCTTGAGCCGTATTCCCTGTGGTGAAACGTGATAGTGGATACCGGATGTCCAGCTGTCAGTTCATGCTGCGCTTTCAGCGCGTCCAGGGCAGGGCCGAGCAATTGTATCGTCCGGTTTCCTGCCGCTGTTTTTGGTGGGCCGAACATGCCGTTTGCTGTAAGATTCCGGCAAACGTGTATCACGCCCTTATCCAGATCGACATCTTCCCATGCCAGAGCCGCCAGCTCACCATGCCGCACACCAGAATAGACGGCGAATTTCCACATGTTCTGGCTTTGGCCTCGTTCACTTGCCATGAGGGCAGCAAATTCCTCTCTTGTAAGTGGGTCAGGCTTAACCCTAGTTTTACGCAGGCTTTTTACGCTCTCAAATGGTTTATGTTGGATAAAACCCGACATGTACGCAAAATTCAGAATAGAGCACAGCAAAGAAACATAATTGTTGACAGTCGAAACTGTTCTGCCTTTTTTATTTTTACGCTTGTTTTTTGAATAGAAGGTTTCTCCTGTTAGCAATTCGTTTCTACAATTAAGAACGTCACTATATCCAATAGCAGTGAGCATAGTGTTTCCGTTCATGATTTTTATTATTGTATCAACCTGGGATTTTGTTTTCTTTAGAGTATTGGCGCTGATTTCAGTTTCTTTAATTTTAAGCCACAGTTCACACAGTTCATGAAATGTGCTCACCTGTAACGTGGTGTTAATCGCTACTGCCTTTTTGGATGAGGGGAATCGACGCCCGTAATCAAATTCCCCCATGTTTATTTCGCTGGTAATTACCGCTCTTAAATTACCAGCTTTTTTTATGTTTGCGGGGCTTACAATCCACCCCTTTAACACTTCGCGGCAGCGCTTACCTTTATACATAAACCAGACGCATATTCTGTTACCACGAATCTCCACGCCTGTAGGTAGTGTTGCCATTTACGAATCCCGGATAAATTTATTAATTTCCGGATAGTTGTACCAGGTAGTTCCGCGCAAAGTTTTTTCGCCAGAAGGGGAAACTCTTTTGAAGTGAACGCCTTCTATCCAGGCTCCTTGTCGGTAACTTTCAATCTGCCGGGCTCCAAGGCCAGTTCGTGCCATCAGAGCCTTTTCAACCATCCACTCTTCATTAAAAATGATCTGCGCCATATAAACCTCTCTGGCGACATGCCGAGTATAAGCATGCGCGCCGTAGTGGATTGATAATTCGTTATCAGGCGACCTGCCCGGGGAGGGCTCTCAACCGGCGCATGCCGGTCATAGCCGTGGCCACGTAACTTGCTTTACGGTTCACCACCTCCACCCAGACCTTTACTCCTTCAATCTGCACCGTATACGTCTCTTTCATCTGGCTGCGTCCGTAATCGCCGTAACGTTCTACGTGCTTAGCCAGCGCCGCATCGCACGCCTGGCGGCCCAGAGGGGAGTGTTTGCTCCGATTAATCAATCGCATATACATTCCTTAATCGGGAGAGTTTCCCCTCCCAATCTGGTTAGCCCACGTATTCCGGTTTCATGTCGTCCAGGGTGATGCGGAACTGGTCATACAGTTCATCACCGAGGTGGCGTTTCGCGCCGTTGAGAATGCCTTCAGCTTTAGCGAACAGTTCGACGGCTTCTGGTTCTCCGGGATTAGGTAGAGAGTTGATCGCGGCCTCAACTTTGTTTCTGGCGTCAACCATGAAATAACGCTGCACGGCTTTACCTTTCAGCTCGGTGAAGAGAACAGTGCCCAGCACAGCTTTCTCTTTATCCAGATCCGCCCTGATGGCTTTTGCTGCATCGACCGATTCGGCGCGCTCAATGCGGTCACGGAAATCATCTGCCAGGGAATCAATATTGAGAGCTGAATCCTGCGCGCTGGTGGTGATGTCTGTTCCGCTGGTGATCTCTGCCACAGACATTCTTTGCGCCGGCGTCGGGTTTATTTCTCGCTCGGTCCTTTGTTCAACCTCATCCGGGCTGTAAACACCCAGGATGACTTCCGGGCAATACAGCCGCGCCCAATATTTGACGCCCAGATAAGCGATTTGCTGTTTCGGGTTAGAAACCCACAAAGGAGAATTACGTGTGACGACTCCAGAGAGATAAAGTGGCTCCCCCCAGGTGATTTCCGATTCACCGCGCAGAATCGCGCCGACCTGGACGAATAACCCGATTTCGTCCTCATCTGTCCAGCCTCGTACACGCTCGGTGACATTGTATTTCCCGTTTTTGCCGTGCTTTTCCCGGGTGACCTCTTGAGTCCTGGTGCAGCGCTCCCAGTCGCCTCCGTAACGATAGTGAAAGCGGCCATGAATGGCGCTTGAGCTGGCGATTACCGCATTGACCAATTGGGCTTCATACCCAAGCACACCGTTTACCAGATGCGTTTTTTGCGCTACTGCGTATGGATTCATGCCCCATTGCATTGCCTGCATAACGATCGCCATGCAATCGGCTGGTTTACCCGCGAGGTGTGCAGGTACCGTCACCTGAGAATCTGCCATCAGGTTTGCAAATGCCGTTAGCTGGCCGAGCGCCTGCACGTTGAAGATGGCGTTACTGGCAGAAATGGTATTTGGAGCCTGTTGCTCGGTGGTAACAATATTGGTGTTTTCCATCGTCATATCCCCTTATGCCTGTACGCGCAGCGCTTCGAGACGGCGCAAATCAAAATCGTTGAGTTCTTCGGCGTAATCCTCAGTGATTGGCGCCGGCCATTCGCCAGTGTCGAAACCGTTCGCGATCGCGCGCATAGCTTTGCGGTATTCCAGCATGCCGAGTTCCAGCAGTTCTTCGGATGCCTCGATGATGGCGATCCAGTGGTAGTTCTCGTCTTTGTTGACGAATATCCAAAAGAACTGGTCAAGGGCTGCGGTTTCGCAGTACATAGCCGCGCTCAGGTGGTAATCGCGCTCGATGATTTCCCGGTGCAGTTTCGCGCGTAGGCCTTCCTGCTTGATGTTCCACATGCTAATGGTTTTAAGGTCCGCACCGATGCGCAGGCCGCCCATGTCTATCTCAAGGTCAGGACGCACGCGAACTTCCAGCCCGGTTTCCTCATCAATGCCGAAATAGCTCACCTCGACGGCACGGCTCGGGTGCGACAACAACTTGCCGGCGGTCGGGTGATTCAACAGCGCTTTCTGAATTGCCAGTGCCGTAGCCAGCTGCTGGCGGGTAACCAGCACTTTTCCTTCCGGGTTCTCGCGCCATGCATCCAGCAGCTCGTCGGCAAACACGGCATCCGGTTTTACCGATTTCACAGCCTGAATCAGATCGGCCTTTGTGCCAGAGACTTTCAGCGGCTGCGCCTTCTGTGCTTCCTGAGCAACCATGTCAGGATTAATAAGCGCCAGCTGTTCCAGTAAGGCATCGCGGCTGCCGCTGGTTTTCACCTGGGCGGGCAGGGTCGCGTTGTATTCCTTGATGCATGCCTTCATAGCGGTGGCGGTTTGCTTCTGAACGTCTTCTATGCGCTGGAACTCTGCAGGTAAAGACATATACCCCTGGCCGGTTTCTTCAACTGATGTACCCAAGGGAACCTGGGCGGGCAGGGTCGTGTTGTATTCTTCCAGGAATCTCTTGATGTCATCTGCGCTGAGCAAAACCGGAAGCCCGTTGTTGTATTCGTCGATAAACGAGCGGATCGTCGCAGTCGTGGTGAAGGCGCCTTCCGGGATTTCCGGCTCGATGCTGAACTCTGTTTCCAGCTGCTCAGGCTGCAGCGCCAGTGTATGCACCAGATTTCCCATATCCAGAACAGGGGAGCGTACCTTCTGGATGGTTTTGGATACGTGGCGCGCCTCGAAATACATCAGCGAAACCCGCGCATCTTTAACCATCGTGGAGCTGATACCGTTAGCGGCGTGGTAGACCTCATTTGGCACGCCTTCATATCGACCAGGCTCGAAATACTCCGGCCATGCTGGCGCTGCTTGTCCAGCCTCTTCCTCTTCATCGCTATGAGCACTCTCGGAAACCTGGCTTTTCAGCTCTTCGGCGGTAAGATCCGGGCAGCGTTCAGCTAGTATTTCTCTCATGTTCACGGCAGTTGTTTGCGCAGGAGGTTCATCAGCGCCTTCGCCTGCTGATACCGCATTATCATTTTCGTCTTCGACCGGCTGAGCCGTTTCCATCTGCACATTGCTGGTGGTTTCCCCGGAATTAGCTGGATGTAATTTTTCTTCTGCAGCGCGCTGGCGCGCCTGGTCCACGATAGAAAGTGCTGGTGCTGGTGATGTCTGGCTATCCATCAGACCATCAATCGAAAAAACACCATTGCCCATGTTTGAAACTTCAGGCTGTTTGGGCTTGGTCAGGTCTTCGGTTATCCACTTCGGATCCGTGGGGTCACTGATACCTTCGACATATTCGCCACGTTCGGCGGCCAGAACCTGATTAGCGTCAGGTCGTTTCTTTTGAGCTTCTTTCACAAGTTCGGTGCCAATTACCTGAAAGTCAGTTGGGAGAGTTTCCAGGTCAGGCACATCTTCATCTCCATCGATAGCCTTTTTCACAGCGTCCAGAGTGACGGCGGCAGATGAAACATGACCGGCTTTTTCAAGCGTCTCAGCAGAAGGGACGTCATGCTTATGCTCGGTCAGGTTCGCATTGATATAGGTCTGCAGGCTTACAGGGAAATGGTGAATATCGCTGGTGGCGCCACGAATAAGGGCAAAAATGGCTGCGCGTGAATAATCCAGGATGCCTGCGACCTTGCGCAGCGCTGCAGACCATTCCTTGAACGGACTTTCTTTCTTCTGGACTATCTCTTTGGCCCGGCGGTGAATTGATGCCGGGAAATTGTAGATATCGAAATCCATCGGCATTGTGGCCAGAGCTATTTCTACATCGAGCGTATCAAGGGTATGGGTGTAGTCATGATTGCGATCGGTTTTATTACCGCCGCCAGCATTCGTACCTGCATCAGTTTTCATAACCGAAGAAATGCAGTTACCGGCAGCCCATTCCCTGGTGAGAATGCCGCGATCGATCGCGTTAGTAGCGAACCACAGCTTTGCAAACTGGATACGCTTGCCGAGCTCATGCCGTTTCCCTTCCGGGAAGACTTTTTTATTGGCACTGGTGAATTTCCAGAGCGCCGGCATATGGTATTTTTTGATTTCAGGGACATTCTCGGCGGCCAGAATCAGATCCTGGACGGCTGCGTTATCAGTGTCCATTTCAAGAACTGACAGCTCCTGCCGGTGAGGCATGCTGATATGATAAACGTGGCGTTCTTCGGCCATATACTGCGCCAGCAGCTGAGTGCGAAAGGGGAGTTCTGCCACGTTAAAAAGCGCGCTCGAATCGTTCTGGTATTCATCGCTACCGAAAGTTTCCACGGTCTCACCTTGTGCCGCGTCACCAGTAGTATTGGCATCAACCAGCTCGCCACTAACGGGCTCAGCGGATACTCCGGCATCATCGATGTGATGATCCGCAGGCGCCTGACCTGGCTTCAGAGCCCAGGTGCGGCCATCGTCGCCGAGCTGGTAGCGTTCGCACCATGAGTAATCGAGAACACCTTCCGCCGGCAGGTCATTGAATACCGGGAAATCGGTGCGAATTGGTTTTTGATAGTCTTTGCCGCGGCCTGTTTCGATCCCAGCGTCTTCCAGATCGACGTCGAGCTGCAGAAGGGCGCGAGCTTCTGATTTATTAGTGCGCCAGATTACGGCATCAGCTTTACCCGATTTTTGAGTCGCTTTTATCAGATAAAAATATTCCATGTGATAGCCTCTATTTTGGATGTAGAATCCCCCGGGCCATTGGTAGCGCCCATTCAGGGTTGTCATTGGTTGTTGGTAATTTCCGGTGGAACTTTGGTCGGTGTCACCGGACGTACAGCCCGCTTCGGCGGGTTTACGTTAGCCCTCGTGCGCCATCTGGTCGTGAGAGGCGCAACGTTCAGAGCAGTACTCTTTTTCTTTCCGTGCGAGCTGGTCCCCCTGGAGATACAACAGGGTTCTTACCACTGGTTTTCCCTCGATTGCTTTACGGCAGTAACCGCATTTCTTCTGCATTCTTCCCCCTACATTTGCACCGTGAACCCGGCCGGATGCTCGTCCAGTACACCTTTCAGCGGATAACATTCGGCTTTCACGTGTTGCTCTTCTGCAGCTGCCTTGCAGTCATTCTCACTGTCGTAAACGCCGAGCAGGACATCCTGATTACCGCCCGTCAGCATGCTGACGGTGAGAACCAGGGCAAACATCGTGCTCATGAAGGGTCTCCTTTTTGCGCGAGCATGTAGCACACCCGGCGGATGAAAGCTGACAGCGGACTTAAACGAATAGCCTGCTGACGAGCGGGTTTGCGTGCGAAATCAATCATAGAAATAACTCCCTCAGTGCGCTGATAAGCGCGATCCAGATGAAGAGTCCAATTACTGCCGAAATGACCATGGCTCTGATGCCTTGTTTACTCATTTCAACCTCTGCCTTGTCGCCGGCCAGCGGAACGTTTACCACCTGACAACAATGCGTTTGTTGTCGATGTGATAAATGATGCAACATAAAGTTTCGGTTGTAAAGTGAGTATGAAAGTATTTATTTCGCTAGCGGGCAAAAAAAATGGCACCGCAAAGGTGCCATTGGTTGGAGGGGGTTACGTTTTCTATTTTTTTTGATTGTTTATGAGGTCGTAGACGTCGTTCTTAAGCAACTCGATATCGTGCAGGACACCTTTGGTGTGAAGGATAAGACGCAACTTCTCGGACTCAGGAAGTTGGTTAAAGAGCGAGAGTATCATTAGCTCCTTTTCGTCCAGTTCACGATTTGATGATAACGTCTGATCAGGCTTATCATCAGTTTCATCTAAGGGAAGAAAGAACCAGTGCTCTGGTTTTCCTGTTGCTGCAGCAAGCCGCTTTAACCTCTCACCACTCGCAACACTTTTCCCTTTAGCCCAATTTTGCACAGCAGTGTGCGAGAGCATGACCTTCTTGGCTAGATCGGATTTATTCCAGCCATTTTCAGTCATGACTTGTTGAATTCTTTTGGCAAAAACTGGGTAAGTGATCTCATTCATAAGTGCATTTTACAACCTAAGGTTTCACTCAGCACTAAAACAATTTCTTTCGTTTGTTGAAACATAAACTTTCGTCATGTATGCTTCTCTCCATCAAACCAAGGAGAGCACATGAACAAAGAGACGCAACAAAAAATCAGTAAGGCAGCATCTCGTGCCTGTATCGGAAAGCACTTTGGCATCAGCGGTCAGGCTGTTGGTAAGTGGATTTACGAGAATGGAGTGCCTCAAAAACGCATCGTCCCACTATGCCGTTTTCTTAACTGGGAAGTAACGCCTCATGAAATTGATCCTGAGGCGTACCCAAACCCAACTGATGGCCTGCCGAAACAGGAAGGCTGAACATGCAAACACTTCCCTTTCAACAAAATACCGGATTCAACACCGGCGCTCTGATAAAGCGAAATCAGCTGAGAGAGTCAGATCACGACGCTATTCGCTCTGCTGTTCGTGCCTGGTCAGCAGCTGAAGGGCAGGATGTTGTCTCGGCATACATCATCGATGAGTGGCGACAGCAGGGCGGCGAGGAGATCTCGTTCCCTAATGATATCAGCCGTGCCCGCCAGAAGCTTTTTCGCTACCTGGATAACCCTGCCGATTCTGAGCGCTATCGCGAGTACGTTCGCCTTCTTACCCCGGCAATCATGGCCGTCATTCCTCTGGAGTTTCGCCATCGCCTGATGCCCGAAGACAATTTTATGTCCCGTCTGGCTCGTCTGGAAAAAGAAACCAGCGAAGCAAAGATTGCCGTTGCTGTGGGGGCTCCACGCCATCAGAAGCTGAAAGAACTGAGCGAGGGAATTGTCGAGATGTTCCGGATAGACCCTGAGTTAACGGCGCCGCTGATGGCCATTGTCACTTCAATGCTAGGAGTGACGTGATGCTGGAACTCAGAAAGGTGAAAGCCGCGGTGCTGCAACACCTACGGCTTTTGTTGCGAATTAACTGGATCAATTCACAGGGGAAATTATGAACACTCACCAACTGAATATCAATAACGGGGGCGCCCGTGGCTAAAAATTCGAAAGACGCTTACGGCGCCAGCGGCAAAAGCAATGTTCTGTTTTTCGAACCGGAAAGTTTACATCTGGTTACCGATACAACACACCCGCTTTACGACGAACGAGTACACCTACCGCTTAATGAAGCTGTGATCCTCAATATCATGGAACTTGGGGTACTCGAACCGATTATCGTGTGGAAGGACCCGGAGACAGGGAAAACCTGCGTGGTGGCAGGTCGGCAGCGAGTAAAGAACGCTAAGGAAGCAAACGCCAGGAGAAAGCGGGCAGGGCTGGAACCCTGGCCTGTACCCGGTATAGCTAAGCGCGGCTCAGCAATTCAAATGGCCAAATACATGGTCAGCGAAAACGAGATAACCCAACCAGATACCCCACTGGGCCGGGCCAAAAAAATGGTTCAGCAGATGGAATATGGTCATGACGAAAATGACATTGCCCTGCTTTTTGGCTGCAGCGTAAAAACGGTCCAGGCAACCGTGGCTCTACTGGATGCTACGCAGGCCGTCCAGGCGGCGGTTGAGGCTGGAAAAGTCACTGTCACTCAAGCGCGTCAACTGGTCGATATGCCACCGGAAAAGCAACGGGAAATGGTCAAACAGTTAGAGGCAGCGGCAGAGGGTGTAACTGGCCACGAGAAAGCTCGTCGCCAGCGCGCTGTTCTCGGTGACACAAAGCCGCGTCTTAAATCCCGTAAGGAAATTACCCAGCAACTTCAAACCGCCAGCGGCGAATACGCAGCGGCTTTGCGGTGGGTGCTTGGTGATGAAAACACACCAGTTTAAGCAACAACGGGGTCTCTATGCGTGATTACGGCAAGGTGCATACATCATTTTGGATAAGCGATGGAATGCGCCGGGTATCGGATGATGCCAGGTTGCTGGCGCTGTACCTGCTCACAGGGCAACACACGAACATGATTGGGTGTTTCCGGCTGCCTGATGGATACGTTTCGGAAGACTTAGCCTGGACTCCTGAAAGGGTTTCGAAAGGGTTTGATGAGCTATCGGCTAACGGTTTCGCAACGCGTGATTCGTCATCGAAATGGGTGTTAATTCGCAACTTTCTGACCTGGAATTCAGTTGAAAACCCAAACCAGGGAATTGCAGCATTGCGTTTGTTTGATCAGGTCCCGGACAAATCTACGGTGAAGCCAGAGCTGGCGCGGGTTTTAGCCTCGGCAATATCCCACATCGATATCGAAAAACTAAAGGGTTCCGAAAGGGTTCTCGAACCGTTCCTTAACCAGGAACAGGATCAGGAGCAGGAACAGGATCAGGAAGAAGATAGTTCGGGGCATGGCTCCGCCACACCCCCAGACGATCAGAACCAGGACGAAGGCGATAAATCTGATTCCCAAAAAATATACCCGAATGATTTCGAGCAGGTCTGGTCGGTTTATCCCAGGCGGGCAGGGGGTAACAGCAAATCCGATGCCTTCAAAGCTTGGAATGCCCGAATCAGGGATGGAACCACTACGGCGGAAATCCTCGCAGGTGTGGAGCGTTACGCGGCTTTCGTTGGAGCCGAGGGAATCCTCAACACGCAGTACGTGAAACAGGCGAAAACGTTTTTTGGCCCTGGTATGCATTTCAGCGAACCGTGGGCGATTCAGCAGGCGCCAGGCGCACGAGATCCCAATCAGATTTCGGAACCTGACAAAACCATCCCATCGGGATTCAGGGGGTAGCCATGAAAAACATGATTGGTACCGGGAATGCACTGGAGCGACTGAAAAAACTCATTCCCCCTGGCGTTCAGCCAAAATTCGGCAGCGTTGATGAATGGCGTGCCTGGCAAGCCGAAGAAGGCCGTAAGCGCTGTGAGGAACTGGAAAAACAAAACCAGCGAGCACGTGCAGAGAAAATCTTTGGACGTGCAGGAATTCAGGATCTGCACCGCGGCTGCACATTCGCTAACTATCAGGTTGAGTCGGATGGCCAGCGTCGGGCGCTCTCGATGGCGAAAAGTTATGCGCAGCATTTCGGCTCTGGGTTTGCGAGTTTCGTATTCAGCGGAGCGCCGGGCACCGGGAAAAACCATCTGGCGGCAGCAATCGGAAATCACCTGCTGGCTGGTGGCCGCTCTGTGCTGGTGGTGACTATTCCTGACCTGATGCTACGTGTTCGCGAGTGCTATGACGGCGGGCAGTCAGAGGCGTCATTGCTGGACGATTTGTGCCATGTGGACCTGCTTATTCTGGATGAGGTGGGTATTCAGCGCGGAAGCAGCGGTGAAAAAGTCATCCTGAATCAGGTTATCGATCGCCGGCTGTCCTCCATGCGACCTGTCGGCATCCTAACCAACCTGAACTATGAATCGCTGAAGGAAACACTGGGTATGCGGATTCTTGACCGTCTCCAGATGGACGGCGGTATGTGGGTGAATTTTGAATGGGACAGCTATCGCAAAAACGTGCGTCATTTGCGTGTCGTTAAGTGAGGTATGTATGGCTAGAGCATTGTCAGCAGTTGAGCGCAGAGAGTACGTCCGTGCAGTGATTCGGATCACCAGGCATCAGGGGCGACTCACGACCGCCGAGGCAATGAAAAAACTGGGCCTGAGCCGCGCTACTGTTCAGCGGTATTTTTCCGAAGCAGAAGCGACTGGCGAGGTTGTCCGGCATGGTCGCTTGGGGTTGTTCCGCGATCAGCGGGCCGTCATCGACTTTGACATGAAGCGTTTTGGCCTGGTGCCGAAATTTGCTGTTGGGATGAATTACAGCCTGCTTGGCAGCCCCGTTTTTCAGCGAGTTTTAGATGTTCAGGAGGCTATTCATGGGTAACGAAATCGAACAAATTGCGCAGCAAAACGAGATGAGCATTGAGTTTGTTACCTGGTTCTTTAACGAGAAGAGAGTGGGGTGCGGGAATGTCTGGTTCATGATGATGGCTGCAATGTGGGAGGGCTGGAAAGGTCGTAGCATCGAAATGGATAAGCTGGATGCGGATAATGTGGCGTTAGCTCTGGAAAATGTAGCGATGAAACAGATCGTTGACTCCGTAACCAACCTGGATAACGAACCTCAGTACCACGCCGAAGGCATGGGGTGCGGACTGGAAGACCGTGGCATTACTGACCGGTACGATGCCTGCCGATATGGCTGGGATGAAGCTATGGAGCGCGTATACGGCGAAGTTATCCCATGCTCCGATGAGCTGGACTTTTCCGCCACCGACGTTTACCTAGCCGGGATTAAGGCTGATGCGATTACCGCTTCTTTGGATGCCTGCTCTGACTATCTTGAAACTGACTGTGTTATGGACAGGCTTGATATCAGCTACGAAGAAGCCGAGAAGCGAACCTCAGGGGCAATCGAGTTTCATGATGCGATGGTCAATTTTGCAAACCAGATGCGCGAGGGGGCCAAATGAGCAACTCACTGCAAATTCTCTGCATTAAGGATACCGAAGGATACTGGACTGAAGGTGAAATGTATCCGGCCCGTGTGGTTACTGGTGGATTTGTCCAGGTAGGAGACGATGACGATCCTAATGGCGAAGGTTGGAGCGCTGCACCAATGGAATATCGAGACGATGGTTCGATCGTTTATCAGGTCGGCGGTATTGAGGGGGATGTGTTATTCGAGGAGCCCAGCCATGACTGATATCAACGAACTGGCGCAGCGTATGAAGGCCGCAGCAGGGAAAGCGACGCAGGGCGAATGGTGGGCCGACGAAGTTAAAAACGAAGGATGCTACGGGTCTGGCGATGACTGTATGGAGGGATTCACCTCATACGCAATTTATGGCTCTGACGGGCAAACCCTCTTTGATTCGCTCAACAGTGACGCCGCCTGCATCTGTGAGGAATACGACGGCGAGGGGCATGTGGCATGGGATGAGACGGCGCAGCGTAATGCCGAATTCATCGCCCTGGCTAACCCTGCCAACATCCTCGCGCTGGTAGAGGCGCTGGAGAAGGCGCAGGGGATGGAAGCCTACTGGAAAACTCAATGCCGTGGGATAACGGACCATTGCGAGGAGTTACAGGCGCGCATCGCAGAGCTGGAGCGCGAACAGGAGCAACTTCGCCCGGTAGGTGTAATGAGCGAGAAAGCATTTCACCGTCTTGAAAACAGCGAATGTCGCTTTATTGCGTTGTGGCCGCGCCCTGGTATCTTTTTACCGCGCAAGCGCCCTGAGTATGGCGTGATCGTTTATGCGCGTACAGTTGCCACCGCTGGCATCAAGGTGGAGGCTGATTGATGGACTCTTCACTGGAATACGCCTGCAAACGCCTGCAGGAACTGGAAAGCCTACTGCTCGTGGATGTGCCTGAAACAGTATGGCCAGCGGAAGTCAGCATGGTCTTCGCTCAGATTGAAAAAGCCGGGACACTCCCGGCGCACCACATCAATAGGATGTGGCTGGAAAAAATGCCGGTACCGATGAACGTAAGCTGCGTTAACAAACGAAATATTTGCGGTATCCGACTTGGTATCATAAGTAATCAAAAAAGAAATTAGCGTAGTTTTATAGAACTACATTCACGACCAACGTTTATGGCAATTTGAACGTGAACATTGTGATAATTAATCAAGTGAAGTATCATTAAGTTCAAGCTCAAAGGTACCGCCTTTGCGCGGCATGACCTGATCAACCATTTTAATAAACCTATTCCATCCATATCCATTGGCGATGGCTAATCGCTGAACCATAATTAAAGAATGCAAGTGTTGCGATAACATGGGGTTTCCGACATCAGCGGTAAGCCATTGATGCATTTTGTTTTTCCGCTGACCATTCAATTGTTTTGGTGTTTTTTTCTCAAGTTCCTGAAGAATAGAGTCGCCGAGACGCTCATATACAAGGTCCCTAGTGTAATGGGCGACTACGCTAAACCGGTTTTTACTCATACCCGACCAAGGCCAATTTTTCAGCTTGTAAATATTTTCGTAAAACTCGTCAGGGAACTTTTTAGCCCACGCAGAAAGTTCTTTACTAATTATTTTGTCTAAATAGGCCTGTAAAGCATCCTTGGGGCGAATTTCTTGATAGCCTGTCGCTTCATCAACTAGGGCGATGATCCCGACTTTTGCAAGCGAACGAACTAAGATTTCAGCTTTTTGAGCTGTATCCATCTGGTTTGTTTTCAGCGCACCATCTTGTCTGGCTTTTAAATAAACATCACATACTAATGGGAGTATTGATGCATCATAACCCTCGAGTTCAGCCCCTGAATTGTCTAAAAACCGCTCGCGTTTGATCACCTCCATAAGATCTTGATTAATATATGGAATAAGATTGGCAGCGTCCATAAAAGCAGGCAGTATGATCTCTCCATCAAGGGTAGCTCTTACGCCTCGACTTGGTCTCCCTAACGCTTTAAAAACGGAGGATTGAGAAATTATTCGCTTTCCATTGTTGAGTACTGCCACCTCCAGTTCAGTGTCATTAATTTTTAGCACACCTTCAAATTGGGCCGTCGGAAGGTTCGTTTTGATCCTTTGCCAGCGTTTGTTGGCTGCGTTCTGGGCAACTTGTTTGCGTTCATCCGCTGTCATTTTCTCTGCACGAGCTTTCCCACCCTTAACCTGTGGGGATTCGTCTTCAATGGTCATAATGGACTCCTTGAATAATTGATGAAGGCATTATCGTTTGGGATAAACCTTTCAGCAAGCATTATTGTAAAATTTGCTTGCTTGTCTTCAGGGTTATTAGTACAACATGCTTCAAGGGAAGGGGAACGATGTTCACGAAAGGCATGTACTGACACTAAATAAGCTAAGAAAATTCACGATCATCATATGCGCGTACGTGGAGTGCTATGAAGATTGACGACGAGTGCAGGAAAGGCCACAACAACATATAGTTTAAAGCATAAAGTATGAACAGCTTTCTCTTATTCTAATCTTTCCCGATTTGGTAACGTTATCATAGTATGATTTCGTTGTGAGAGAACACCCTTTTTTTTCAATTAAATCATAGCAATAGGGGTAAACATGGCACAGCAGAGAACGACCTCTTTTCGGACTATCCCTTTGGATCTTGAAGTAAAGCAAGAGGCAGTAATTAACGGCATCGAGATGGGAGTTCTTGATAACGGTATTCCTTATCTGACGCAAAGTGGACTTGCAAGTGTTTGTGGTGTACAGCGTTTAAGAATCAAGGAAATTACTGATGAATGGGCAGAATCAGTAGAGCATGGCATTTTTCGAAAAGGAAGAATGACCTTTATTGGTACATACCTTTTAAACGAAGGATTTTCTGATGAAAAGCTATACATTCCTATAATTAGGAATGGTGTTGAGTATCATGCATATCCAGATGTCGTTTGCATGGCGATCCTCGAATACTATGCTTTTGAAGCAAAACAAGCCGAAAGTGAAACGGCCATCAGATCTTATCGTGAGCTTGCTAAAAAAGGTCTTAAGACCTTTATCTATGAAGCGCTTAAGTATCAGCCTGAAGATCCATGGCGGCATTACCATGACAGAGTTTCATTGCTCAAAGATAAGCGGTCTATACCTGATGGTTACTTCATTATCTTCAATGAAATTGCAGGCATGATGGTCGATCTCATTAATTCGGGCCTTGCTATAAACCAACACACCGTTCCAGATGGTAGTGTAGGAGCTTGCTGGGCCAGGCATTGGAAAGATGCAAGTCTTTCGGAGGATTTCGGAGAAAGGATCGATTGTGAGCATTACTATCCAGATGATTTTCTTCAAGCTAGGTCAAATCCACAAATTATCAATGCTTACCCTGATGAAGCGTTATCGGAATTTCGCCGCTGGTTCAAGCATCAATACCTGACAACCAAGTTTCCCCCTTATATTCTTAAGAAATCGAATGTCTTACCGGGCGGAAAGGAAGATGCGACCAGATTAATTGAAGCGTTTAAGCAGTCAGCCATTGAAAGCAAATGAAAATCAAGCCTCTTAGGAGGCTTTTCTTTAGAGTTTACCTAACCAATCCGCAATAATCATGTCATCTGAGCCTGAATAACCCCGGTGACTTCTGCGCTTTGAGGGAACTCAAAGAGCAAACTACAACCAGAACACATTTCAACCAGTCACAGATGCAGAAATGCACCTGAGATTTTCTGCATTCAGCGTTTTATCTCTCCGGAGGAGAAGCGTGACTTTCACTCAAGAGGGCATCAAGCTGCATAACGGCAATTTCGCCGTTCTAGATCAGCCCCTACAGCTATACCTCACCAATGGTTATATCTTCTGACTAAAATACCCAAGCCGAGGCGTGAAACACGCTAAGGATAAGCAGGTCGTGCGCTGTGGCAATGCGGTACCGCCGCCCTTCGCTGAGACATCAGTGAGGGCAAACTTGCCGGCGACATGCCGGACGCGAGCAGTTGCTTAAACTATAATCCCCCCATACCCTAGGGGCGGTGCCTAAGCGGAACACACCTACGGTGTTGCATGCAAAATGCGCATTAGTGAATTTTGGACGCAAGGAAAACAAAGTTGGTATCGTTAATGAAAAAATTATTACTTCTGGTTAGTGCTGCTCTTATATCAAACGTGGTGTTTGCTATTGATAATAAAAAAGAAATATCACCTGTGCGTATAAGTTGTCCTGCGCCAGTGATGCCAGTGAAGGCTCAGGCATTGAGAACTGAAGGGATTGTCGATTATGCGGCGTGGGTTAATGATAAAGGCGAAGTGTACTCAGTAGACATAACGGGCGATGAGGTTTTCTTCAGGGAAACTGAGGTTGCTATTAAAAAGTGTAAGTTTGTGCCAGGCCATCCAGGGGTGTATCGGGATACAATAAAATTCAGTCTGGTAAAACCTTGAAGAGTGCGTTTAACGTCAAATCTCCACCATGTGGGTAACTCCGCTGCATGCTAAAGCGCTGGTGAGAGCTAACTACCGGAGATGAGCCTGAAAAAAGACATTGCAGCATGATAAAGCCCGCTTCGGCGGGTTTTTTAATAGTGAAAAACATCATGTTAAACAGACTCATAGCCTTTGCAAAAAGAGCCCTTAACCTCTTGACCATTTCACTCTCTCAGTATACTGTTTATTTATACAGTATTCATGTGAGGTGCTAACCATGAAAGTAGAAGTCACAATTGATAAACATAAAAAACTCCCTGATGGTGCCGTACCCGCGCTCGAACAAGAATTGCTACGCCGCTTATCTCAGTCCTATGACGACTGCAAAGTAACTATTCGGCGCACAAGCAACGATGGACTTAGCGTTCTGGGCGGGGCTGATGGCGATAAAAAGCATGTAGAGCAAATCCTGCAGGAGACGTGGGAAAGCGCAGACGACTGGTTTTATTAGTTTGATTTTGATGGTGGCGGCTCTTTTCCCAGAGCATCGCATTCGCGTTACCTTTGATGCTGCTACCCGTTTTTTATGAGTGCGTCTGTATGTCGCTCAGGGGGTAATGTGACAGATGGTATTGAGCCAAATCAGCAGGGGAATGTGTGGGCCACCATTACGGACGGATCCGGACATGTTTTGTGCTCATTTCGATTAGCTTTGAATGACCGAATCCTTTTGACGAATATCAATAACGAAGTATCAGTTAGAAAAATTGCAAAAGATGAACACCTCTGGACAAGAAAATCGTTAGTGGAGGTTATCAAGGAAATGAGCTCTAAAAATTGACTCTTAACAGCTAGCTACATCATACTTGCAGTGCTGGCCTGAACAACCAGCCACCTGACAGTGATGCGCCACCGGAGAACGAGATGGCGCAGCTTCACTTAATAAAACAATCTCAAGGCATCCTGATCCCCGCCACGCCGGAGACCAGTGATTTTCTGCAATCAAAATGCAAGCTCGGCTCCGTTCTGGAAGCCGATTATAAGCTTGTCCGCAATCCGGCATTTCACCGCCGCTATTTCGCATTACTCAATCTCGGTTTTGAATATTGGGAACCTACCGGCGGGGCGATTTCGTCTAATGAGCGCAGGCTTATCACAGGTTACGCCAAATACCTTGCTGCATATGGCGGGAGTGAATCGGCGTTACTTGATGCCGCCGGGCAATATCTCGACCGAATAGCCGAGAAGCGATCTGGCTTTATCAGTATTTGCAAATCTTTCGATGCTTACCGGGCGTGGGTCATCGTTGAAGCCGGCCACTATGACGCCATACAGCTGCCGGACGGCACGCTGAAAAAACACCCTCGCAGCATTTCTTTCGCAAGCATGGACGAATGCGAGTTCCAGGAACTGTACAAAGCATCGCTCGATGTTCTCTGGCGGTGGATCCTCTCCCGCTCGTTCAACAGCCGGCAGGAAGCTGAGAACGCCGCCAACCAGCTTTTAAGCTTCGCGGGGTGATGCCGATGAAACGCTCATGGTTTCACCATCTCGAATGCACAACGCAGCAGGCTGAAGAACTGGTAGCGAGATATCGTCAGCGGGGCATAAAGGTCGAACGAAGCTTAAACCCTGACTTTATGACATGGACCGTCAGCGCGAAGCTGGTGGAGGACAAAAATCCGCCGCAGCCAGACTCCCGCTGGCGCAACAGGATGTGGGAGTGATTATGGCGAACCTACGCAAAGAGGCGCGTGGCCGAGAATGTACCGTGCGGATCCCCGGGCACTGCAACGGCAACCCGGAAACCAGCGTGCTGGCACATTACCGGCTTGCTGGAACCTGCGGTACTGGATGCAAACCTGATGATACCCAGGCGGCTATAGCATGCAACGGGTGCCATGACGTGATCGACGGCCGAGCCAAAACCACCGATTTCACCTATGACGAATTGCGCCTGATGCACGCTGAGGGGGTAATGCGCACCCTGGAAATCTGGCGGAAAGAGGGACTTATCAAATCATGAAAATCTACGATATTACGCCAATAGGCAAACCCAGGATGACCAGAGCTGATAAGTGGAAGCAGCGTCCAGCAGTAATGCGTTATCGGGCATTCTGTGATGAAGCTCGTCTTCGCAACATTCACCTGCCAGAGTCCGGCGCTCACGTCACGTTCGTCATGCCTATGCCGCAAAGCTGGAGTCAGAAAAAGAGGGCGCAATACGCCGGACGTCCACATCAGTCAAAGCCTGACTGCGACAACATGCTTAAAGCCCTAATGGATGCTCTCTACGACGATGATTCGCACGTATGGGATTGCCGCATCACCAAAATATGGGGCGAGAAAGGGCAGATCATTATTGGGGAGTCTCTATGACCCTCGATCACTTCATCCAGTACCAGGCGGAAAGCGTTAAGCGCGCCAGCATGCCGCCAGTAGCGAAACATAGCCGTACCAAAACCAATCAGCCACAGAAAGCAGGGGAATCATTGTGAAACTTGAAGCATTACCGAAATTTTTCTCGCCAAAGTCGATGATGCCCGGTGCTGTACCATGTGGGATCACCGCTGAAACACTGACGATTACCGATGTTATGGCAGCTCTTGGTTTGGCAACTTCAAAATCAGCGATAGGCATCGAGCTCTACCTGGCAAAAGCTGGCGTCCTTCATCCGGACAACATCATCGCCTTTATCAATGAGCTTGCCACTCAACGCGCCAGCCGGAACCGGCCACTGCAGGCCATGCCGGAACAACAGCGAGAAGCATTCCTGCTCATTATGGCCGAATACGTTTTTCGGGATTACTCGCTTAGCGCCGCAAGCAGGGTGACATGCAGTAGTTGCGCCGGGGACGGGTTCATTGACGCGGAGGTATTCACCAACAAAGTGACCTACCCAGATGGCAAGCCGCCGAAGTGGGTCAAAGTTACGAAGGGGATCTCTCCATCAGACTGGGAGGAAGTTAAAACCATTCGTGAGCAGGTGAAGGTAATCTGCAAAACGTGCAATGGGAAGGGGGGCATCAAGAACGAATGCCGGTGCCGGGGGCGCGGTGAAGTTCTCGATAAGAAAAAATCCAAGTTGCAGGGGCTTCCTGTTTTTAAACAGTGCCCCCGCTGTAGCGGGCGTGGCTATCCCAGATTAAAGGATACCGAGGTATTTAAGGCTCTTGGAGTGACAGAAACTACCTGGCGCAGAAACTTCAAATTGTTCTTCGATCGACTGGTGGAGTATTGCCACGTTGAAGAATCCTTCGCAGAAAAGATGCTCGAACGGGTAACGAGGTGATTTTTCCAAGGGGTATTGCAAACGTGGCGGAAATTGGCTAATCTCGTTTCAACGATGGGTTATTACGCCCATGACGTTACAGATATTAAGGCCTCGCCTCGGCGGGGTTTTTTGCTTTTCAGGGCTCTTGCAATAATTGCAAAACCTTTACATTCGTACTGTCTTAGCCCCTATAATACTCTCAAAGAACAGAAAATAAGCGGATGGTCTAATGAGTCTTATTGAACTTGAAGGGGCTATTGCCTGGTTCTTTGTTGTTGTTTTTGCAACATTTTTAATTGACCTGTGGTTTAGGCACAAATGATTTCGCTCTTGATGAGTTGAAGTAAGCATAATTCTCAAAAGGCTCGCATCCGCGGGCCTTTTTCGTATCTGCGCCACGCTCGGCGCTAATTAACCACAGAGCCTTTCAGGGGTGAGCCATAGGGAATAGTCAGTGTGACTATCTCTGTGGGCTGATCATTCCTGAGCGCTGGCTCACCCGCTAAAAGGAAAGTCACTATGTTTGGTCTCTTCAAAAAGAAAGCACGTAAAGCCGTTGTTGAAGTTAAGAAAATGGAAAATCGCGATGCGGTTGAGGCGACTGTGTGGGGCGCTTATTCCATTGCGTATGCCGATGGTACCTGCGATGCGAAAGAAATCGCCACGCTGGAAAAAACAATTTCGGCGCTGCCAGCCTTCGCGCCGTTCGCCGGTGAAATCGCACAAATGAGCAGTAATATTCGTGCTCGTTACGAAGCTTCACCACGTTCTGCCAACGCTCAGGCGCTGCGTGAATTGGCTGATGTTGCGGGTACAAATGACGCTGTTGATGTTCTTTGCCTGTGCCTTGATGTTGCTGATAACGACGGTATCGGTGAAGAAGAAGAGAAACAGCTGAAGAAAATCGCTCAGGCTCTCCAGCTTCCTCTGGATCAGTACCTGTGATCGGCAAACTGCGCTGGGCGGCCGCCGGGGTTTTGTTGTTCCTGGTGGTTGCCATCGATTTCACCAGCAAAATGATGTCCATCCTTGCTGATGGCGTGCTAGTGGCTGGGGTTATCGCTTTACTCTGGCCGCTTATTAAATCTAGTGATTAACACTGTGCAAAAGGCATCTTCGGGTGCCTTTGACAGAGTGTTACATATTGACTAACACAAAGTTTACAAATTAGATTAACGGCATGGTGAATCCCCCTGTGCGGAGGGGCGGCCAGTCACTTACAGTGATCTGTAAATGCAGCGCGGGCCATGTCGGCTGGGACATGCCCACCGGGAGGCACCCGGCACCATATGCAATGCTACTAAGCTATTTGGTAGTGGGGTTGCCGTTTCGGCTTCTCCAGCTATGTTTAAAAGGCAGTAACGGAATAATGATCACTCTCCTGGTAAATCGGTAGCTCGGACTATTAGGTGCGTATCGAACCGTTACAAAATCAGAATGCCTACCTTTCTGCCCGCCCGTTAGAGCGGGCTTTTTTTCGCCTGATCAAGGCACTTCAACTAACCAAAAACATTTAAGGGCTGTGCTATTGCGCGGCCTTTTTCATTTCAGGCTCACGGGTGGCTCCGTTTAAGGCTTTTCGCTAAATCAGCCCGATGGGCCTGAACCTTTTCAAACACACAGCGCCATCCGTCGTTAACGGAGGTGAGGCTTATGCGAATGCCCTACAAACAAGATTTCATCGCCGCTCTGCTGGCAGCTAAAGAGCAGGGTATCGGCGCAATACTGGCTTTCATCATGGCGTATTTGCGTGGCCGCTATAACGGTGGCGCCATGGCGAAGACGCTGATCGATGCTGTCATGTGCGCGATGATCGCCTGGTTCGTCCGTGACCTTCTCGACTTCATTGGCCTGAGCAGCAATCTCGCCTACATCGCCAGTGTCTTCATTGGCTATATCGGTACTGACTCGATCGGGAGCTTGATTAAAAAAATCGCAGCCAGAAAGGCAGGAGTTGATGATGCTGGAGATCAATAAACAACGTAAAGCGTTTCTGGACATGCTCGCTTGGTCTGAAGGTACAGACAAAGCGGGGCAGCCGACAAAGAACCGAGGCTATGACGTCATTGTTGGTGGTTCACTCTTTACTGACTACAGCGATCATCCACGCAAGTTGGTTAACCTGCCAAAGCTGGGTATTAAATCCACCGCAGCGGGCCGCTATCAGCTGCTGGCCAAGTGGTGGGATGCATACCGTAAGCAGTTGGGACTGAAAGACTTCTCACCGGCGTCGCAGGACCAGGTGGCCCTGCAGCAAATTAAAGAGCGTGGAGCTTTGCCGCTCATTGACAACGGGCAGCTTCTTCAGGCCATCTACCGTTGCAGCAATATCTGGGCGTCTCTCCCCGGCGCGGGCTACGGCCAGTTTGAGCATAAGGCCAGTAACCTCATCGCAAAATTCAAAGCCGCTGGCGGCGTCGTAGCGGAAGTTAAACAATAAAGCTGAAGGTAACTTATGAACTATCTCATTAATCGGCTGAAAGAGCCGTCAACCTGGCGCGGCATCATCCTGGTCATTGCTGGCGTATTTGGTTATCAGATGCCTCCGGGCATTCAAGAAACGGTCATCGCTGGCGGCGTAGCGCTGGCTGGCGTTGTTGGCGCGGTGATGCCGGACAGCGTTAAGAAGTAAGCAGGCTAGCAACCGGCAGGGCTACAGAAACCCGCTTTCCTTCAGTTTCTTAACCAATAAGTAATTGGTGATTACTCCAAGAGAAACCCCAACAATCCACGGCACAGCTGAATCAAGCATTAGTGAGTTGTTCACGTTAATGCTGGCGGTGATGCAGGCATAGGTATTTGTAAAAGCAAACCATGTAAAAAGTATCTGTTTCATTTGGTTATCTCCACGCTTTCCCTCCCAACAATATCCACCTACGAGCCGGTAAAAGCAAATCAGATACAACCGAAAGGGCTACGAAATGAGTGAAGCAAAACCGCAGGACGGCAGCACTGTAAAAGGCTACCGCACATTAACCGCTGGTGAAATTGAGCGGATGAACCGCCTCAAAGGTGTCAGCCAGCATTTTTGCAGTCTGCTCGATACTGAGCGAGAGGTTACAACGGCTGAAGTTGTCGAGCGTGGTAGTCAGGCCGAAACCGAGAGAGCAGAGGCTTTGCGCTGCATGGCTATCGCGCGCACCAAAATGCAGGAAGCCTGTATGTGGGCATGCCGCGCAGTTGCCCGGCCAGATGCAGATTGCTAATGCATTACAGAAACTCTTCAGTGAGGGGCTTCAATTATGAAAAGGGCGATAATTCGCCCTTAAGGTTAACCGCGCGCCTCCCGGCCTGGTTCATCCTCAGCGACACGATAGCGCCAATAACGCTGTGGCTTTACCCAAACAACATCTTCAGCCGTATGTTTCATAAACAAGTTAAGAATTTGACGACTCAAGGCTAAATTGCCGTCGGCATTTTCTACTAAAAGTTCTTCACTTTTAGCCTTAACCAGATGGTCAACTACATCATCTTGATATAGACATCCGTCTTTTTGTATTTTTATTAGCATCCAATTGACGGCTTGCTCTTTATTGATCGTCATCCTTGGCTTCCTCTAGGGACTCGTCAGGAAAATAGCCTTCTTCAAGCTTCTTTCCAGCAAACCATTGGCATCTGAGATTTCCTCTGTATTTCATGATGTTAACGTTAGTTTCGTGAACCGTCATAACTGGTCCGCCGGACCTCAGTTTCACTTTGTCACCAATTTTGTATTTACTCATTTTCTACTCCTTGAAGGTAAAAATAGTACTTACTGACAAGCAAGAGATGTTCTCTCGCGAGAACTTCATCGATTCAAGACAATAATATCTACCCTTAAGCGGATAAAAACTAGAGGAACCTATGGCTAAACCGGACTGGGGCGAGCTTCAGCAACGGTTCCTGTCCGATCATGCCGCAACCGGCGTATCACCGAAGGATTGGTGTGAAGCGCAGGGACTGAATTACGCTACAGCCCGCCGATACATCAAGAAACCCACTGCGCAAACTGCGCAAAAACCTGCGCAGAAGAAATTGCGCACTGCGCAAAAGGAAAAGTGCGCAGAAGAGCTAGTGGATAGCAAACTAAGTCCAAAGGTAAAGCGCTTTATTGCTGAATACCTCAAGGACCAGAACGCTACCGCTGCCGCTGAGCGTGCAGGCTATAGCGACCCAAACTATGGCCGTCAGCTTCTAACGAATCCTAACGTTGCGCAGGCCATTGCGCAGCAGCAGAAAGCATCCATTGTGCGCACGCTTGGAAGTGCTGATGAAGTGCTTGAGCAAATGTGGCGCCTGGCCACCTTTGATGCCAACCAGCTTTCTCAGTATCGCCGCGGGAGCTGCCGTTACTGCTGGGGCTTTGGTCACCAGTACCAATGGCGTGATGCCGTGGAGTACGAAGAGAAGCGACTCGAAGCGCTTGAGCGAAAACGTCGCGAGCCTTTGGATGATGGCGGCTATGGCTACAACCATAAGCGCGAGCCCAACCCTCATTGCCCCCGTTGTAATGGTGACGGTATCGGGCAACCCTTCTTTGCCGATACCACGAAGTTGCCATCAGATGCTGCGCTTGCCTACTCCGGTGTGAAGCTCGGGAAGAATGGCGTGGAGATAACCGCTATCAGCCGCGAACGAATGTTTGAGGCTGTCGCTAAACGCCTCGGCCTGGCTGATAGTGAGTTCGCCCAGCGTCTGCAGCAGATTGAAATCGAGCGCCGGCAGCTGGAGGTCGAAAAATTACGCAAAGAGCTGGCTGCTGATCCGGAGGATGACGAACCAACGCCAGTTGCAATCAATATCAACGTAGTCGATGCACGAGTGAGGGAAGAGGATGGCGATAGCACCGACGCTTAACATCCCTCAGGCCAAATTCCTTGCGATGCAGTACAAATTTAAGGCCTATGTCGCCGGCTTCGGTTCCGGTAAGACGTGGGTCGGTTGTGGTGGTATCTGCAAAGGGATGTGGGAACACCCCAAAATCAACCAGGGTTACTTTGCGCCAACGTATCCGCAGATCCGTGACATCTTTTATCCCACTGTTGAGGAGGTGGCCCACGACTGGGGGCTGAATGTCAAAATCAACGAGGGAAACAAAGAGGTTCACTTCTACGCCGGGCGCCAGTACCGAGGAACGACGATTTGCCGCTCGATGGAGAAACCGCAAACCATCGTTGGTTTTAAAATCGGTAATGCGCTGATTGATGAGCTGGACGTAATGCCCGCCAAAAAGGCGCAGTTAGCCTGGCGAAAAATCATTGCCCGTATGCGTTACAACGTGGACGGTCTTCGTAACGGGATCGACGTCACCACGACGCCGGAAGGGTTTAAATTCGTTTATCAGCAGTTCGCAAAGGCTGTACGCGATAAGCCTTCGCTCTCAACGCTGTACGGCCTGGTGCAGGCCTCGACGTTCGACAACGAAAAGAATCTGCCGCCGGACTATATCCCGTCGCTGATGGAGTCATACCCGCCGGAGCTGATCAAGGCTTATCTCCGTGGCCAGTTCACCAACCTTACCAGCGGGACGATTTACCATCAGTTTGACCGTAAGCTGAATAACTGCCGGGAAGAAGAGCAACCCGGTGAGCCCCTGTATATCGGTATGGATTTCAACGTCGGGAAGATGGCCGGAATTGTTCATGTGCTGCGTTTTGGGCTTCCCTGTGCAGTTACTGAAATCATAAAGGCTTACGACACCCCGGACATGATTCGCATCATCAAAGAGCGGTTCTGGCTATATGACGGCCATGACTACCGAAAGGTGCGTGAAATCTATATCTACCCGGACGCTTCCGGCGATTCCCGCAAATCCAGCAATGCCAGCGCCACGGATATCGCTCAGCTTAAGCAGGCTGGCTTCAATGTGGTTGTTAATGCATCAAACCCGCCAGTGAAAGACCGCATCAACGCGATGAATGCCATGTTCTGCAATGGTAACGGTGAACGTCGCTACAAAGTGAATGTAAAGCGGTGCCCGGTGTACACAGAATCGCTTGAGCAACAGGTTTGGGGCGAAAACGGTGAGCCGGATAAAACGGCGGATAACGATCACCCTAACGATGCCGGTGGGTATTTCATTGTGAAGCAATTCCCGATCATCAAACCGACTGGAAAAGTCACCCAACTGCGGATGTAAAACCATGCCTGATATTTCAACGCCCAACCTCGACTATAACGACATGGTTGAGGCATGGGATATTAATGATGCGCTGATGGGCGGCACGCTGGAAATGCGCCGGCAGGGCAAGAAGTATCTCCCGAAATGGCCGAACGAAGATCCTGAAAGTTATAAGGAGCGTTTGGCTTCGGCAACGTTACTCCCTGCCTATGAAGAGGCCATTAAACAAAACATCGGGCGAGTGTTTGCTGAGCCGACGGTATTGAGTGAGGATTCTCCTGAACAAATACGTGAGCTGTCGCCGGATATTGATATGGAAGGAAACCGGCTCGATGTCTGGGCGCAGCAATTTTTCAGCATCGGATTCCAGTATGGCCTGGTACATGCGCTGGTGGATTTCCCGAAAATTGACCAGGAGGCAGTAAAAACTAAAGCCGACGAAAAAGCCGCGGGATCCCGCCCCTATGCCACGATGTTAAATCCTCGCCAGGTCATCGGCTGGAAATCGAAAGTGGTTAAAGGGAAAGTGATGCTGACCGATCTGCGTATCAGAGAGGTCATCATTATTGATGGCGACGATTACGGGCAAACGAAAGTTGAGCAAATACGCCATATCATGCCGGGCAAGGTTGAAATTTATCGCCGAAATAAAGGTGATAACGGCGAAAGCCAGTGGCAGATTCACGACGAGTGGGAAACCAGTCGCGATGATATTCCCCTGGTGACGCTTTACACGAAACGCACAGGCTTTATGCGCGGTTCACCGCCACTGCTTAATCTCGCCTTACTGAATATCAAGCACTGGCAGAGTCAGAGTGAACAGGACAACATTCTTCATGTCGCTCGCGTGCCGTTGCTGGTGGCTTACGGTCTGGCTGATGGCGAAACGTTGACGATAGGTTCTTCCTCTGCGACTCGTTTCGATGACCGCCAGCGGCAGGGACTGGAATATGTCGAGCATACCGGGGCTGCGATTGAAGCCGGGAAGATTTCCCTTGAAGATCTGGAAAACCAGATGCGTCAGGCCGGCGCAAAACTGCTGTGCGCGGAAAACACATCGACTAAATCCTTAGACCAGACTCACGAAGAGCGGATGCAGGAGAATTCACCTCTCTACACCATGGCAAGCTCGCTTGAGGATGCGCTCGATAATATCCTGCAGATTATGGCGGAATGGCTGGGCGAGAAAGAGGGTGGCAATGTCGATGTACGCACCGAACTGGATGTTTCAGCCCAGACGTTTGATGCCGCAGCTGCAACAGCTGTTCAGTCGCTACGTCAGGGGGGTGATATACGTCAGGTCGATGCTGTTCGCGTTTTGCAGGCCCTCAAATTTATCGATCCGGATGCGAAGCCCGAAGAGGTAATCGACGAGCTGCGAAATCAGCAGGTCACGCTGGCCGGCGGACTGAGTAACCCGGGTGGTGCAAATGGCAACGGCGAATGACAAGCTTCAGGATGAATCGATAGCGCATGCGATATGGATAGCGCGGTACAGCACCAGCGTTGCAAACAGGATGATAAAAATCCTGAATGACAGCGATGCGGAACTGACAGCCAGATTGCTGGTAGCGATGGATAGCCTGGATGCTGACAGCTTTACCGTGTCGCGACTGGAAGCGCTGCTCGTTAGTGTCAGAGCTCTCAATCGCGAGGCTGTGCAGTCAATGTACGCGGGACTATCTGATGAGCTGCTGCAACTCGCTCAGCACGAAACAGGCTTTCAGCTGAGCCTGTTCCAGTTTGCGATCCCCGATGATGTGCTATCGCTTCACCCGCTGGTGGGCATTTCACCGGATGCCGTTTACGCAACTGCGATGGCACAGCCATTTCAGGGGCGCCTGCTTTCGGAGTGGGCAGATAACCTTGAAGCTGACAGGATGGCAAGAATTTCCAATACAGTGCGGCAGGGTTTTCTCCTGGGCGATACGCATGAGCAAATCGCCAGAAAGGTCCGTGGTCATGCTAACCGTGGTTATCAGGATGGCGCACTGCAGATGAGCCGAACTAATGCCGGCAGTATTGCAAAAACGGCTGTGGGGCATCTTGCTTCTACAGCCAGGAAAAGCTTTGCAGATGCGAACGATGACATTTTGAAGGGTAAGCAGTGGTTATCCACTTTGGATAACCGGACATCAAAAGACTGTCGGATTCGCGACCGCCTCAAGTACACACTGGATAACAAGCCGATCGGCCATAAGGTGCCGTATCTGCAGGGACCCGGGAAAATCCATTTCTGCTGTCGCAGCGTCGAAACCTACATCCTGAAATCGTCTGATGAGCTGGGTATTGCTGTAGGGCAAATATCAGATAGCTCGCGCGCCAGCATGGACGGGCAGGTGCCTTCGGATACCGATTATCAGGGCTGGTTCTCGCGCCAGTCGTTCACGCGACAGTCCCAGATCGTTGGCGTAACCCGGGCCCGGCTGATTCGTGACGGCGGCATGTCGCCCGATGACTTTTACAACGACAAGGGTGAATGGCTGACTCTGGAGCAACTGCGTAACCTGGATGCTCAGGCGTTCAGCAACGCCAGACTTTAAAGCTTTTTAAGTCTTCAATCAGGCTGCCTCCGGGCGGCCTTTTTTATGGCCGTGATCCGGATGGTGAGCGGTACAACGGTCGGATGACCCCGAAAAGGTAACCACATGAAACTGAAAACAATCGAAGTTAACGGCAAAAGCTATGCAGAAGTCGATTCCAGCGGTTTACCCGTCTACGTCCACGATGACGGCCAGGAAGTTGGTTTTGATGCTGTGCAGGCCGTTGGGAAAATCTCCTCTCTGAATGGCGAGGCAAAATCTCATCGTGAAGCCAAAGAAGCAGCTGAAGCCGGTCTGGCTAAGTTTGCCAAAATCGGTGATCCGGCGAAGGCGCTCGAAGCGCTGGAGATGATGACTAAAATCGACCAGAAAAAACTGATCGACGCAGGCGCCGTTGATCAGGTTAAAGCGGATATCACCAAATCATTCCAGGCCCAGCTTGATGAAGCTACTCAGCGTGCGACGACCCTTGAAGGCCAGCTTTATCAGGAAATGATCGGCGGCCGGTTCTCTGGCTCGAAATTCATCGCAGATAAAGTAGCAATCCCGGCAGATATGCTTCAGGCGCGGTTCGGTCAGTCCTTCAAAGTTGAGGACGGGAAAGTCGTTGCCTATGACGGCTCCGGCAACAAAATTTATTCCCGCTCTAAACCGGGCGAACTGGCGGCCTTTGATGAGGCGCTGGAGTTCCTGGTGGAGCAGTACCCACAGAAAGACCACATTCTGAAGGCCAGCGGCAACCAGGGAGGCGGCTCACGGCAGTCTCAGCATTCACTCGGGCAGAAAACGATGAAACGCGATGCGTTTACCAGTTTGAGCCCGACAGATCAGCAATCAACTCTCAAAGACGGTATCACCATCGTCGATTAATTCTTTGCCAGCTGCCGGATGGCTGCTGGTGCCGGAGCTGGATAGCTCAACCAACCCTATATATTAATCTCCAAGGAATCCATACACATGGCTAATACGCTTACCGGGTTGATCCCGACTATCTTCACGGCTCTGGATACCGTATCTCGCGAACAGGTCGGTTTTATCCCGGCTGTATCGCGTAATGCTAAAGCTGATGCGGCGGCGAAGGACCAGACTGTTACTGCGCCGGTTGCGCCACCGGCAACCACTGTTGATATTACCCCGGGGGCTACTGCGCCAAATGACGGCGACCAGACGATCGGCACCGTTGATGTCAAAATCACCAAATCCAAAATGGCCCCGGTCAAATGGAACGGTGAGGAACAACTGGCGCTGGGGCCCGCAGGGACATACAACACCATCCTTGCTGATCAGTTTAAGCAGGCTTTTCGCGCGCTGGCTAATGAGATGGATGCAGATCTCGCGGCTCTGTATTTCGCATCCTCTCGTGCTGTTGGTACGGCCGGCACCGCTCCTTTCGGTATTGCAGGTGATTTGTCGGATGCGGCAAATGCGCGCCAGGTTCTCTCTGACAACGGTTCGCCGACAACTGATCTGCAGATGGTTCTCGGTTCTTCGGCTATCGCAAACCTCCGCGGTAAACAGTCTGTTCTGTTCAAAGTAAACGAATCCGGTACTGATGCGCTTCTGCGCGAAGGTATCGTGGGGCGACTGGAAGGTTTCAATATCCACGAATCCGCACATGTTAAGAAACGCGCTGCATCTCCGGCTGCCGGATACCTGGTGAATGGAGCAAAAGCTGAAGGCGATATTCTGATTGCCATTGATACCGGCACAGGTGCTTTTGCAGCAGGTGACATCGTGACGTTTGACGGGGACAGCAATAAATACCTTGTTGCTGCTGCGACGGCCACAGCAATCACCCTGGCTGCTCCTGGCTTACGTCAGGCACTGGCCGACAACACCGCTATTACCGCTGGTGGCGCCTACACCGCAAACATGGCGTTTGATCGCAATGCATTCCTGCTTGCATCCCGAACCCCGGCAATGCCGCAGGGCGGCGATACGGCGGATGATGTGATGAACGTTACTGACCCCGTATCTGGCATCACTTACCAGGTAGCACTGTACCGCCAGTATCGCCAGGTGCGTTACGAAGTCGGTTTGTCCTGGGGCGTAGCGGCAGTTAAGTCGGCGCACTCAGCGTTGCTGCTGGGCTGATAAACAGGGGCTTCGGCCCCTTTTTTTAGTGGAGGGCTAATGGCCGGATTAACAAAAGAGCAGCGCGCCCAACGAGCTGCTGAGCAAACTGCGTCTACGCAGGCGGATAACAACGAACCCGTATCGACCACATCGCTGCTGGTGGCGATGGTTACCGATTTCCCGGCATTCCCGGGTGCGCCCAATACCGCCAACGTTCACCCTGATGAAGTGGAGAACTGGAAGGCGCACGGCTGGAAAGAAATGGAGTGATGCATGATCACTTTCATCATCGTTGAAGATGTCAATTCGATTCTCGGTGCCACCTGGACAGATGAAAGCAAAAAAGCCAAATCTGTGCTGATGGCCAATACCTGGGTGAATGGACTTAACCTGAAACTACCGTGCAATAAGGCAACTCACGAAACCATTATTCCTGACGATGTGAAACAGGCTGGCGCCTATGCGGCGCTGTCGGCGGCAAATGGCGGGCTGTATCAGCAGAAAACTGATTCGGGGGTATTGCTGAGTAAGGCGGTTGACGCTGACGACGTTTCTGTTTCAAAGACCTTCGCAGAACTCGGTACCAACAGTTCGGCATTGCTTGATTCGGACCTGCAGCTGGCGCTGGCCATTCTTAAGCCCTATGGCGTTAGTCAGTCACAGGTGCGGCTGGTGAGGGGGTAATATGGGCATTCGTGACGAGTTGCAGACCGAGGTCGCCGCAGCCTTCGATACAGACCTGCAGGATGCCGTTAAGGATTTCACTGGGTCATACACCGTTCGAGGTGCCTGGGATCCGGTGACGGAAACCGGCACTGAAACGCAGGTGACTTACTCGGGGCGTGGAGTGCTGGCGCGCTATAAACTGCGCCGTATCGATGGCGCTAACATTCTGCATGGTGATGTGAAGCTAACCGCCCTGGTTAACGAGGTGACTGATAAGCCGGCCGTCGGGCATATCATCACTGCACCGGATCCGATTACGGGTGAGCTTCAGCGCTACGAGGTCATCACCGCTTCTGCCGACTCTGCTGGCGCTGCGTATTCCATTCAACTGCGGAGGGCGTGATATGGCTAAGGGCTGGAACATTGACCCGGCTGCATTCGCCGGGCTGGTGGCCGGAGATGTCAAACTACGCCAGCGGACAATCGCCATTCAACTGCTGAATGAAATTGTTCAACGGTCGCCAGTAGGAAACCCGGAGCTGTGGGCCATCAACGCGACCGCGGTTCAATACAACAAAGCTGTTGGGGAATGGAACGAATCTCTTTATGCCGATCCTGCTAACCTGACCAAAACCGGAAAGCTCAGGAAGAAAGTCCGTGTTAATGACAGCATGGATATCAGGCGGCCGGCTGAGTATCGCGCAGGAACCTTCAGGGCATCGCATTTTGTCAGCATAGGCGAACCCGATCATTCCGTCCCGACCGAACCGGATCCGCGCGGGACAATGACGTTTCTTAATGGCAAAAATATCATTGGCCAGGCGCCAGCCTACTCGGTGATTTACATCCAGTCGAACCTGCCTTACTCCGTGCCTCTGGAGAATGGTCACTCAACGCAGGCGCCAACAGGCGTCTATGCCGTCTCTTTTAATGGCGTGATTCAGGCCTACAAATGACCCTTACAGAAATCAGAAACGCTGTCATTTCCCGAATGGCGGCACAGACCGCTATTGCCTCTGATGCGGTGGATTATCCCAATGGTCCGGTATTTGACCCCAGCAACCGCGATATCTGGGCCCGCCTCACCAACATTGCAGGGCAGGCAGGCGCAACCGAGATCGGGGATGGGCCGGTCGTCCACAGGACGGGCTTGCTCATCATTCAGCTTTTTGTTCCGGTCGGCTCCGGGACGTTGCTTATCTCCCGAACGGCCGATCAGCTAACGGAGCTATTCGAGTTCAGGGACGATGGAAAGCTGAGTTATTTCGCTGTTTCTGCTGTGCCGGCGGGTGAGACCGATGGCTGGTTACAGCTCAATCTTCAAATTCCTTATCGCGCTCTGTAGCGCACAAAAAACAGGAGGCTCCTGTGAGCTCAGGTGCAAAAGTAGTAGCCGCGTTTATTCGCGAGACAACGCCAGGAATCACGCCTACAGCAGGGGCGTGGAACCTGCTGCGTCGTTCTTCATTTGGTCTGAAACCAACGCAGAACACCAACGACAATGACGAAATCGCTGGTGACCGCATGGCGCAGGGCGTTTCACGTGGCACAGTGGATGTCGGCGGCGATGTCGGCACACGGTTTCGCTGGAATCAGCATGACGATTTTCTTGCCAGCTGTTTCGGTGCCGAATGGATAAATAACGTGCTGACGATGGGTAACGGTCGTATTACGTTCTCCGTGGCGACCTTTGCCAGTGATGTGGGGATCGCCCAGATTGCCCGCGGTTGCCAGGTTGGCACCTTCCAGATGGAAATCCCAGGGGATGGGGATATCACCGCAACCATTACCTTTGCAGGCCTGGACTGGGAGACGAAAGGGGACGATACCAGCTATTTCACCACGCCCGTGGATTTTGCGGGGGCGCTGCGTTACTCCTTCAAGGAGGTCACCAACATCCGGCTGAATGGTGTTGATGGCGGGACAGGGTTCTGCGTCGACACTTTTAACATCCAGTTCAACAACAATATGCAGACCCAGCGCTGCATCGGTACCGGTTCGGCGTTCGCCGGCGCAAACATTCCGACAACCTTTACCCCGTCAGGTCAAATCACACTGTCATGGTCAAAGGCTGCCTGGGAGGTTTACAAAAAAACGTTCACCGGCGAAACGGTGCCGTTTAGCTTCACGCTGGAGAATGCTGAAGGCGCCTATACCTTCGATTTCCCGGAAGTGCAGATCTCCGGCGACTGGCCGGATGCGGGGAGCACTGACATTGTTCAGGTTCAGCTGGATATCACCGCGGCCAATACTCCGCCAACTATTACCCGCGTCCCCAAAGTACCGGCGACGGCAATCAGTGTTGCGCCAGCCACTTCAACTGGAGCCGTGGGATCTACTGTGACGTTAACCGCCACGCTTACGCCAGCTGATTCAACTGATACCGTCCAGTGGACGTCATCGGATCCGACTATCGCCAGCGTGGTTTCTACCGGGCAGAAAACAGCGAAAGTCACACGTAACGCATCCGGCACTGCAACCATCACCGGTAAGGCCCGCACCTTTACCGCAACGTCTGAAATCACCGTTACCGCGCCTTAATTTACCTGGCCCGTTCTGCAGTCATCGCGGCTCGGGCTTTTTTGGGAGTCTTTATGCTGATTATTTCTTCTCAAATTGATTTGAACGGAGAACGCTGGTTTTTCCCTTACAAAAAGCCAGCAGGAAGTAAAAAGAAATTCACGCCGGAAGACGAAGCGCTGTTTAAACTCCGTCTGCTGGTGGCCAGTAGCGAGAATCCACAATACCGCTCACGCAATGCGCTGGTGCGGCGCCATATCGACAAAATGGACGCGAGCTATCAGGTCGGTACGGATGCTTTCGATCTCGCCAGTGTGGGCGAGATTGACTCGGTTGATGATCTTCTCATCGACAATTGCGCGCGCTTTCTTCTGAAAGACTGGGAGGGCGTGGGGGAACTGGTGGATGGTACGGAGACGGCGGTAGCGTATACACCGGAGCGTGGTGTTGCGTTACTGAAGCAAAACCCCTCTCTGTACTGGCTTATTCTGGCTGAGGCGGCGGCCATTGCTCAGGGTAAGGAGCAGCAGACTCAGGAAACCGTAAAAAAGCCATAGAGGCCCAAAAGTGGCTAAAGGAATTCGCCGGCGAACAGGGCGAGAAGGCAAAGTGGCGTAGGGAGAAACTAAATCTCCCACCCATTCCAGAGCCTGAAATCGATGCAGTCACTGGGGAGATCCTCAACGCTTACGCCATGATATCGCGCGGCAGAAAGTATGCCGGCATGGCCGGAGTGCCGCTCCCTCTATCCCTGAACGATATTGAGCTTTACCTGGCATCGCGCACCATCCTGATCGACCGCATTGAGTTTGATGCAGCGATACTGGCCCTTGATGATGTCTGGAGAGCTGAGTGGGCGGAAGAGCAAAAAAGGCGGGCGATAGTGAAATAGCCTTATCATTGTTTAGCTGCGCCTATATGTTAGGATGTTTCCGATTGTAATCACGGGAAACATAAAATGAAGAAATTGATGATAGTAATTGCTGGGGTGTTAGCTATTTCTGGTTGTGCTACTAAGCAGTATCCGCAAGCTCCGTCCGTTACCAGCGAAGAGTCTGCAGCGTTAGACTGCAATGCCATTAAGCAGGAAATTGCGAAAACGCATAGCATACAGAACGAGATCGAGACTACTGGTCAGTTTGACGGACGGACTGTATTGGGTGCTCTTGGTGATTTCGGCATCGGTAATGGAATGGCTAAAAGTGAAGCGCGTAGAAAGGCTCAGGCACGCCTTCAGCAACTCGAGTCTCTAAAAACAGTTAAATGCTCAGATAAAAATATTTCTGGTTAATTCTGGCTGCCATTGTCTCTGTTCCAATAATCGCAACAATTATCATATATCGACAGTAATTGTTTATTAAAAATCTAACCTCGCTCCGGCGGGGTTTTTTATTGCCCGGAGATCGCCAAATGACAGAACAAACTTCCCGCTTGGCCATTGTTATAGATAGCTCTGGGGCAGAAAAACAGGCTGACAGCCTTGCAATTGCGCTTGATAAGATGACTCAGTCTGGTGATAAAGCCGTAACCAGCATGTTCAAAGTGACAAAAGCGACTGACGAGGAAAAGGATGCGCTCAATAAATTGCGAGCAGTCATTGATCCGGTTGGTGCTGCAATTGATACGGTTGGCCGCCGCTTTAGTGAGCTGAAAAAATACTTCGACAAGGGGCTAATTGACGAGGAAGAGTTTCGCACTCTCTCCAAAATACTGAATGATACGACCGATGAGTTAAGCGGCGTTGCACAAGCTCAACGAGAAGCAGAAAAGGCCAGCAAACTGGCTGCCGTGCAGCAGGAGGCCCAGACACAGGCATTCCAGAGGGTGCTGGATAAAATTGATCCCGTATCCAGCGGCCTGAGAGGGTTAAAAGAACAGCAGAAAGAGATTTATCTTGCTGCTCAACGAGGTGATTTAAGCCTCGAACAATATGATGCCTACAGTCAAAAAATTGCTGATGCTCGCAAGGAGCTAACTGGAGAAGCCCAAGCCCAGCGCGACGCAGAAAAAGCTGCGGCTGATGCAATTAAGCAACAAGAGGCTCAAGCCCAGGCATTTCAGAGGATGATTGACCGCATTGACCCCCTGTCAGCGGCTCTGAAAAATTTGGATCAACAGCAAGCGGAACTATCCTCTGCACTATCGTCAGGGAAAATAAATACCGCCCAATTCGACACCTACAGCAAAAAACTGCAGGAGACTCGCCGGGAGATTACTGGAGCTGCTCAGGCAGAACGCGAGGCAGCCAAGGCCCACGACGAGCAGGTTGCCGCATTGCGTCGCCTTGAGGCCCAAATAGATCCCGTAGGTGAAGCATTCCGTCGCCTGAACGAGCAACAGCGCCAGCTTGATACAGCCAAAACATCCGGGATGCTTTCGCCCCTGGCTTACGATCGCCTCAACAGCAAACTTGCAGAATCCCGCGATGCCCTGGAGAAAACCCAAGCGCAATTGGGTAAAACAGGCCAATCTGCAGCTCAGACTGCCAATGCTATGCGCATGATCCCTGCTCAAATGACAGATATTATTGTCGGCTTATCTACAGGTCAGTCGCCATTCATGGTGCTCATGCAGCAGGGCGGGCAGTTGAAAGATATGTTCGGCGGTATTGGGCCAGCTATCAAGGGCGTTGGCACATATGTCATGGGTCTGGTTAATCCCTATAGCGTAGCAGCTGCTTCAGTTGGGTTGCTAACTTATGCTGTCTATCAGAACCGACAGGAAATTGATGCTGCGACAAAAATAGCCACAACGTCCCTTGGCGCTAATGGAGATGCTGCTGAGCGACTTGCACTCAATATGGTTGCTATATCTGATAAGACGGGTCAGACGATCGATGAAGTCGGTAGTATGTTTATAACGACTAATGACGGTGCGAGCGAAGCAATAAATAAGCTTATCGACGTTGGTTTTAGTTATGACGAGGCAAGGACAAAGGTAGCCCAATACAAGGATTCTGCTAATTTCACCGCCTTGAATGCTGATATTGATAAGCATCGACGGGAGATCCTGAAAATAGGTGATTCGTGGACAGCTGCAGCTATTGAGGTCAAAAATTATTACACAGCAGCGGATAAGGGTAGGCAAAACGTAGCGCTTGGTGGCGCAATTGACCCTACGATGAGGTTTATCGGCCAGGCATTAGATCTGCAAACCACGATGAACACACTTACCATTGAAGGTAATAAGGCGGTAAAAAATTCCGTAGACTGGATTAATAAGGAGTATCTGGCGGCAGACAGGGTTGCCGGTGCAGAAGCTCGGTTAAAGGAGGCAAGAGCACAGTCCAGAAAAATTGCTTTCTCAGGAAACAAAGAAGCAATAGATCAGGCCAATGCGCTAATTGCTGTAAGAGAAAAGGAACTTGAGCAGGCTAAGAAAAGCCAAGAGCCTAAGAAGAAAAAGGAAAAAGCCTACACCGAAGATGCTGCCACCCGGCTGCTTGATCAGATAAACCAGCAGACTGCTGCCATGCAGTCCCAGTTGGATGCCAGTGACAAGCTTAACAGCGCAACCCAAGCACGGGTTAAGTTCGAACAGCAAATTGCTGACCTCAAGTCTAAAACGCAGCTCACCGCTGACCAGAAGTCGATCCTTTCCCGTTCAGATGAAATCCTCCAGGCATATAAGCAGCAGGAGGCACTGCAAAATTCCGTAAAAACCCTGGACGATTACCGGAAAATGCAGGAACAGGTAAAGACGAAGGATGAGCGGACCAACGATCTGCTTAAAACCCGTCTTGAACTGCTGGAGAAAGCCAAAACAATCGGGCAACTAAAACCCGGTGAATATGAAAAAACACGGGCAGATATTTATCAAAACACCGATATGCAACTGCCCTCGACCGTTCGTAATGTTGTAGGAAACCTGACACCCACAGGAGGGCGACTCTCTGGAACTTTTGAGGGGATGCAGGGGCAAATCAACGAGTATGACCAGGCTCAGCAAGAGCTCCAGCGCTGGCTGGCAGCTCAGGAGGAAGCTTATGCGAAGGCCGGCGAAATAACTGCCGAGGGTGAGGCCAGAATGACCTCGATTCGTCAACGTGCAGCTGATGCAAATCAGGTCATAGAGGCTCAGAAAAACACCATCATATCTGCGGCCACGCAGTCCTTGTTTGATAGTACCGCCGAAATCATGCGAACGGGTTTTGGTGAGCAATCGGCAATCTACAAGGTTGCTTTTGCTGCGAGTAAGGCATTCGCTATCGCGGACTCTATGGTGAAAATCCAGCAGGCTATCGCAAGCGGTGCAGTAAGCGCGCCTTATCCGGCCAACATCATCGCTATGGCCTCAATCGCTGCGCAGACTGCCAGTATCGTCTCAAATATCCAGGCTGTTTCAGGAGTTGGCTTCGCCTCCGGCGGTTACACCGGCCCCGGTGGTAAGTATCAGCCCGCGGGTATTGTTCACAAAGGTGAGTACGTCTTCGACCAGGCTTCAACGAACCGGATCGGCGTGTCTCAGCTTGAGGCACTTCGAAATGGCCAACCGCTTGATGCAACTCTGGGGCGTACAGGGTTTGGTACTGGTGTTCAGAACGTTAACAGCGATAACCGTAGGCAAACAACTATACACGCGCCGATTAATCAGGAGTTTCATCTCCAGGGTATTACTCCGGAGCAGTTGAGCGCTACACTCAATCAGAATAATCGACTGCTTTCCAGGCAGTTAAAGGGTGAACTCACAAAGGAGGTTACCATGCCACAAGGAGCTTTTGGCAACGCTCTAAAAGGAAACTATACACGACACGGTCCTAGGTAAGCTAAACTGCATTAGCTGAGACTTGATTAGGTAGGTAAGTCTAACAATCTGAGTAGGTGCAAGAAAACACAAGGATCTTATTAATGGAAGCGTTGTTAATATTTACATTTAAAGACTTTATAGCTTTTATGATTCCTCTTTTTATTGGCGGACTTATCTTCAATAGGAGGCGTAAACGTAAGGAGGTCCGAGTGAAGTTTTCATTTCTTTGGCTTGTTTTGATAGTCGGTGGAATTCTTGAAATATGCGATGATATCTACACAACTTATTCCTATAGGCATAATCACTTATATAATAATGATACGCTTACAACCGTGTTTAACTATGATTTTGCAAAAATTGTTTTTTGTGGGGTTTTGATCTTTGTTTCTATTGCGCTTCTTCTTCAGGAGTTGCTTTTAAACAAGCAGTCACATTGACGTATATTGCCTGTCGGCGCATCGCCATTTTTTATTTTGATATGGGGCTGTGCCGAAACAATGTAAGCTTACATTAAAGTCAATAAAATTAATATATTGATAATGCTGTTTTTTATTTCTTTTAGCTCTTGAGGTGAGTTGGTAAATATATCGCCTTGTGTGTTTTTTTTCGATTCAATAAGATTTTTATCTTCGTTAATTTGAACCAAAAAATCAGAGATTTCTTCGATTCCATCGTGCTTTATTCTGAAATGAATACCCTCCTGAGGTTAATGGTGAAATTTTATTCGAGATACTTTACCGGGAGACTGCATGACTGATATCTACTACCCACATGACAGCCTCCCTATGCCATTACAGGAAGGATACGGATTTCAGCCTGTGAGCCCGTTAAAACGAACCCAGTTAACCACCGGTCGCGCTAGGCAAAGGCGAGCTTTTACGTCCACGCCGACGCAGGCCAGCATCACCTGGTTTATGGAAACCGATGCGCAGGGACTGGCGTTTGAGTCCTGGTTCCGTGATGCGTTATCTGACGGGGCTGCATGGTTCATGATGAAACTGCAGACGCCGGCAGGCATTAAGTTTTACAAATGCCGCTTCACAGATATTTATCAGGGACCGGTGCTGGTGGCCCCGATTTACTGGAAGTACACGGCGACGCTTGAATTATGGGAACGCCCCCTTGCTACTGCCCCATGGGGTAATTACCCTGAATGGATCGTCGGCAGCTCACTGCTGGATATTGCGCTGAATAAGGAGTGGCCCAAGGCTTGATTAAAACCGTTTCACCTTCATAATTACTTGTGTCGATTTGTGGGAAAGTCCTTCATGCCGCTCCGTAGCCGGAGCGTGAAATAAAGCGCGGAATAGCGATCCTGCCGGTGAGGGTACACCCACATTCGACACCAATTTTTAAGGTCACCTTCGGGTGGCCTTTTTTATTGGGTATAAATCATGACAAGACTCAACCGCCTCTACGCCAGCAGCGGACCGGAGGTGATCATTGAGACGCTGCAGATCACCATTGGCTCTGATGTTCACTACCTTTGCCAGGGTTACGACAACATCACGGCGACGACGGAGAACGGCGATACCGTAACGTTTTCAGCCTGTGCGATAGACATTGCGCTGCCGGCGCGCAATGCGGACGGCACGCAGGACCTCAAATTTGCCTTGTGCAATATCGATGGTGTTGTGTCCACGGCGATCCGCAATGCGCTGGCTAACCGTCTGTCTGCATTTCTGACGTACCGGCGTTATATCTCCACGGATTTAGCGGCCCCTGCGGAAGTGCCGTATACGCTGAAAATCAAGTCTGGTTACTGGACGGCGACAGAGGTGCAGATCACTGCGGGCTACATGAATATCCTCGATACCGCCTGGCCGCGTTACCGCTTCACGCTCCCTGTATTCCCCGGACTGCGTTATATCAGCTAAGGAATCCCAATGTTCAACCCTGATAAATACCGTTCTGTTAAATGGCAGAAGGGCGGCAGAGCCTACCCGCTACTTGACTGCTTCGGCATTGTGAACGAGATACGCCGCGATCTGAATTTACCCGTCTGGCCCGATTTTGCAGGGGTCACCAAAGACGACGGCGGCCTCGACCGGGAAGCACGCCGGATGATGCTCACTCTTGAACATTGCGAACCTTGCGAGGGTGCCGGGGTTGCCTGCTATTCCGGGTCAACCGTCACACATGTCGGGATCGTCGTCAACATCGATGGCCTGCTGCATGTGGCGGAATGCAACCCCGGTACGAACGTCACCTTTCTGCCGTTGCCGCGGTTTAAGCGCCGATTTGTCAAAGTGGAGTTCTGGCAATGACCATTCGTTTTTACCCGTCCCGGCTTCCCGGTGAACCACTCGAAACGCATGAGCATGGTGTAACCAGTATTCGCAGCTGGCTGGTGGCAAATGTTGAAGGCTACGAGGATCGGGATGTCCCACCGCTTACCGTTGAGGTTGAGGGGCTGTTAATTCCTCCAGGTGAGTGGGCCACCTGCGTGATTCGCCCTGATAGTGATGTCAGGCTTTATCCGGTTCCATTCGGGCTGGAGGCCGCCACAATCGCGTGGATCGGTATCGGTATCTCCGTTGCCGCTGCAGCCTATTCGCTTGTTTTGATGAGCACCATTGATACGGGCGGCTATGCCTCATCCACAGGGCGGAGTCTCGACCTGAACCCGGCGCGGGCCAACACCGCAAAACTCGGTGATGCCATTCGTGAGGTGTTTGGCCGGGTGCGTATCTACCCAGATTATGTGGTGCAGCCGGTTACCCGGTTCGATGCCGCCGATCCTACGAAAATGCGCGTCCAGATGCTGCTTTGTCTCGGTGTCGGTGATCTGATTTATACCAATGGCGATATCAGGGTTGGCAGTACGCCAGCTTCAACGCTGCCGGGTTTCAGCAGCATCCATTACCCGCCAGGAGCGGACGTTTCCGGCGATGAGCGCAGTGAAAACTGGGTCAACAGTACGGAGGTCGGCGGGACATCATCCGGTACCGGACTGGATATGGCCCAGACGTCGCCGGACGCAGACGACATTATCGCAGACAGCATGACCGTCTCCGGATCGAGCGTGACGTTTACCGGGCTGGATACGGATGATGATGACGATAATGACGAGAACGATAACGCGCTGCCGCCCAGCTGGGTCGCTGGCGCAGTGGTCGAACTGAAAGCCCCGGCGAACTACCAGATCACCACGGCGGCCGGATACAGTGTTATCGCCAGCCCGCTGCTGACGGAGATCGCGCCGGTAGTAGGTATGCCGGTGACGCTGGGGTTTAACTCTGTCGATTACGATCTGTTTATCGCGTCATATACCCCCGGTCAGGCTGCAGTGCCCGGCACCGGGGGGAGTGCGGCAAAACTCCAGGCCAGTGCGGCCCCGACCACCTACGATTTTTCGACCAGCTCCAGCACGTTCACGATCACCTGGCAGGGGGTTACCTACCCGGTGTCGCTGGTGGCTAACTACGTCTCGATGTCGGGACTGCTGGCGGCCATCACCGAGGGACTCACTGGCTCCGGCCTGGTTGCGCAGGACAACGGCGGCACCGTACTGATAACCGAGGCGGCCAGTCCGTTCGCGGGTGGGGCGATCACGTCCTCTTCGCTGCCTGCAGCTGTTTTCGGTGATGCTCCGGTTTACACCTCCGGCACGGCATCAACCGGCGGCAGCCCGGCGGTAACGGCGAATGTGACGCTTACATATAACAGCGCCACGGGAACAGCCTTTTCCGGCATGCCGGAGGGGGTGCAACGGCTTTCACTTGCTCACCGCGGGAATGAGTACCGCATTGTCTCGACCGACGGCACAACGGCGACGGTGGCGCGCCTGGTTAATGGTGCCGTTGATGAGTCATGGCCGGGATTCACCGCCCGGACGATGATCGACTATGAGGCCACTGGTCTTAACGACACGCTGAGCTGGCTGGGGCCTTTCCTCGTATGCCCTGAGAATGAAGTGGTGGATGCATTCGAGGTGAACTTTTCATACCCTTCCGGTATTTGCGGCTTTGACAGTAAGGGCAAAAAACGGATCCGCCACGTTGAGTGGGAGATTCAGTATCGCGTCTACGGTTCCGGATCGGGGTGGGTGAGTCACCAGGGAGAGTATGCGCTGAAAAACGTCAACGGGTTAGGTTTCACTGAGCGGATCACCCTCAGTTCTCCGGGACTGGTAGAGGTTCGCTGCCGTCGGCGCAATGAGCAGGGCTCAAACAACGCCAGGGATTCGATGTACTGGCAGGCACTGCGCGGGCGACTGCTGACGCGCCCTTCATCCTATCCCGGTGTGTCGCTGATGGCGGTGACCGTCGAGACGGGCGGGAAGCTGGCGGCGCAGTCGGACCGCCGCGTAAACGTTGTGGCCACGCGCGCCTATGAAACCGGAACGGCCAGAACCATTTCTGGGGCACTGCTGCATGTCGGGAACTCGCTGGGGCTGGAGATGGATGTCGACACCATCAACGCGCTGGAATCCGCGTACTGGACGCCACGGGGCGAAAATTTCGATTTTGCTACCGGCGACAGTATCTCAGCGCTGGAAATGCTGCAGAAGATAGCCAATGCCGGGAAGTCACGTTTTCTGCTGAGTGATGGCCTGGCGACGGTCAACCGTGAGGGGATTAAGCCCTGGACTGGCGTGATCACTCCGCATGAGATGGTGGAGGAGCTGCAGAGCGGATTTACCGTGCCCTCAGATGATGATTTTGATGGTGTCGACGTGACGTACATCAACGGGACTACCTGGGCAGAGGAGACCGTTAAATGCCGGACGCCTGATAATCCCACGCCGGTGAAAATCGAGAACTACAAACTCGATGGGGTACTGAATCAGGATCACGCCTACCAAATCGGGATGCGCCGCCTGATTAAATACCTGCAGCAGCGGGTGACGTTCCAGACCACTACCGAGCTGGACGCGCTGTGCTACAACACGGGCGATCGCATTGTGCTCACGGATGATATTCCGGGTAACAACACGATTTCCTGTCTGGTGGAGGCGATGACAACGGCGGGTGGCGTGACAACGTTTACCGTCACGGAGCCGCTGGACTGGTCGTTTGAAAACCCCCGCGCGCTGATCCGCTATCAGGATGGCTCTGCATCCGGGCTGATGGTGGCGAGCAGGGTGGGCGATTTTCAGCTGTCAGTCCCGCACCTGAGCGAGTTTGATGACCCGATGAAGGTTGACCTGTCGTCGGCAACCATCGAGCCGATCCGCCTGGTGTTCTGCGGCTCAACGCGCCACGTCTACGACGCCATTGTAGAGGAGATCGCCCCGCAGTCTGACGGAACCTGTCAGGTCACCGCTAAAGAATACCTCGAATCGTTCTACCAGTACGACGACGCCACATACCCCGGCGACGCTGCTTAATACCAAAAAATCCCTTTCAACTTTTCTTTCGCTCAAACCCTCGTTTGGGCGAACGCCTTTTTTGGAGCAAAAAACATGACCTTTGATCCGCCTCTTGGGAGCACTTCGCCCGCGGTGCTGCTCGATAACGCCACTCGCCTGGACGAACTTGTTAACGGGCCAGCGGGAACGGTTAATGACCGTGCCGGGCAACCGCTGGACTCCTGGCGAAAAATCATCGCCGCCATCCTGGGAAGTTCTGCAGCAGCGATGGAAACCATTCGTCTGACGCTGATCCCTCTCGGTGAACAATACGCCACAGAGGCAGATGCGCAGGCGGCAATTAATAACGGTACGATCCCCGCTGGTTCATATTTTTACGTCAGGAGCACTGACGATAGCGCGCTCGCTGTTGAATACAGGAATGTTTCTGGTACAGCTCAGCCTACCGGACGCAAAATGCCGTCTCAGGATTTGCTAAACCAGCTGACTGAGTCGCTCGGTTTTCTGCTCCCCCTGGCTGACACCACACGTTTTTTTAAGGCCGGGGTAAGAGGCACAGCCTACGAAGCGATCAACGCTGAAGATATCTTTATCGATGCTGAGAATAACCTGCAGTACTGGATAAAGGATGGCGTGCGGCAGTACTTCCTGCCGGTTCGGGTCCCGACACTGGAGGCGGACACCGTTCTTGTTGACGGTATCGCCGTTGATCCGGCAGCTATTCCCCCGGCTGTCCTCGCCACAAACCTGCTTGGCCTGGCTCAGTCCAGCAAATTCCTGGACCCGGAGGCATTTCAACCCGGCGGCGCGTATGAGGGCTGGGAAGGCTACGACAATATCTGGCTGGATAAATCAGGAAATATTCAGGGTTATACCCGTGAAGGTACCAGCTATTTGCTGTTGCCCCTGTCAGTGCCTGAACTCAGTGCAAAAAAAATCCGCCTCGACGGTGAAGACCTGCGGGACGTGATCGCCAGACGCACGGAAACACGGCTCCCGTTCACAGAAATGGTGGACGGGAAAAGCCAGATCATGCTGCTGAATAACCAGACCGGCCAGCTGTCGCAGGTGACTGATGGCACCGCAAATGAAACGGACCCGGTAGTTGATGGCGGTGGTGTGCTTTCCTGGACTTCGGACAGGGACAGCAGCGTACCCGGTGGGAAATTTTATCTGGCGGAGAGCGGCAAAATTCATCCTGTCATTTCCCGGCGCGTTCTGGCGGGCTGGGGCGATTCGTTCATGGAAAACCCCGTTTTTATGAATACCCTCCAGGCTCTGACAGGTTTACCCGCCTACAACTTTGGCAAATCAGGGCTCAGAAGCACCGCTGTTGCTGCCCGCCAGGGGGGCGATCCCTTTTACTGTATGCCGGTGGATGGAGTAATCCCGGCCAGCGGGACGGTCAACCTGATACCGAACGTACCGGGCCCCCATGCCTCTGCATCAAACGGGGCAATGGCGGCCATAAAATGCCAGCTGGCTGGCGTAGACGGAACGTTTAACTGGGATGGCGTGCAGGCCAGCTTTACCCGTGATACGGCGGGCAGTGCAAAGACTGTCAGCGTGCTCACACCGCTCTTTGTTTACCCCTATACCACCGCTGACGTGCTGGGCTCGATGCCTGCTGGCGTGCTGTATCCCGAGCACGATGAGGCCATTCTGATCCTGACCTGCGGCCGTAACAACACAACCAGCGTCAGCGAAGTGGTAAATAACGTAATTAATACCGTCAATTATCTCAAGCCGATCGGGAAATTGCCCTGTATCTGCCCTCAGTTTACACGCGGTGATGAAACCCGAGGCTCTGCTGGCTATCAGCGTATTCATGCCATTAACGCAGGGCTCAAAGCGGCCTTGCCGGAGTTCTACTGCGAAATTGATGGCGTTGATCTGCTGCAGAACTTCAAAAACCACTACAACCCGGCGAATGCAACCGATGTGCAGAATATCGCCGACGACACCACACCTGCTTCCCTGAAATACGACACGCTGCATCCGTCACAGACGCTGATGAGCGGCGCGCTGTACGTCGGGGCAGAAGTTAACGCAAATTTCGTTTGCCAGTTTCTCAAACATAAAGGATGGGTTAAATGATGGGTAAGGTCGAACAGAGCACCGACTGGGTGAATGACACCGGGTCAAAATTATATTATTTCCCGTCCATCAATGCCGGTACGCTGGGGATGATCGATGTGAAACATAACTGGGCGGGAGGGGCGAAAAACCTGGCACCCGGCGCCCAGCTCAAAAATCTGTGCTTTCTGGATGACCCGGCCAGCGTGGGTTCGGTGGCTCTGAACTTTGACAGCACTACCGGTGGGCTGATTTTCGATAAAACGTCGCGCCAGTACCTGCGCCTGCCTGCGGGGTTTATTCCGACAGCGGCCATGAAAGACTACATGCATTCGGTCTGGCTGAAAATCGATCCGGCGAATGCTGGCGCTAATGGTTTCAGTAATGTCTGGGTGGGGATTGGGGCAACCAGTTACGCCACTACCGCTAACCGGCTGATTCAGGTCTATCCGACCATCACGGCTGGGGTGATCACGGCGCTGACGGTGTGCGTGCGTGGCATTAACTACAGCATTAAGGATTACATAGGCAGTCTGGCCGACGGCAATCTCCACTGCCTGAGCGTCCGCTATCAGGAGTCGGCTGATGGCACGCAGCAAAAGGGGCTGGTTTATCTGGATGGGGTTCTTGCTTATGAGGGCGTCTGGACGGGGAAAATCGCTTATCCGGCGGCGGCTGTTAACCTGAATGGCATCGGATCAAACCTGGCGGACACCACACCCTTTGCAGGTCGGTTTTACAGGGCGCGTATTGACGATCTGACTCTGGTCAGCAAAACAGCGCTGCAGGTCATCGCGGAGGAGATGGCGGCGGTGGCGGGAAGGTTTAGTTAAAAACATCCCCCGGGTTGCCCCGGGGGATGTTTTATAGCGAGATCCCCCTTCGGAAGGCATAGTCTTTGGTCCAGGCATAAATCGCCGCCTCTTCCGCACTGGTCAGTGCTCTGTCCCAGTACATAGCCAGCATCATTTCTGTCGTCGCGACCGTAGTCCCTGCAGGTCCACGTGTGCCGATACGCTGCGTTGCCGTGTTACGCAAATCGCGGACATTTCCTGCCGCCAGTGCCTGCGAAGCCTGCGTTCCTTTGGTCAGGTTTTTGATATAACGGTTTCCCGCAGCCCCGGAAACACCAGTCCCGTCTATTTTCCCCAGCATCGCTCTCCACCACGTATCATCCGCAGCGGCAAGGGATGTGGGTAATCCACTCTCGGCGGGCAGAACGGCCACGTTCGCGTTAGAAGCCGAACCGGCGACGCCGGAATACGACGCCCCCACCATCTGCTGCGTGCCGGCAGGTTCGAATACCAGCCCCGATCCCTGCGCGACGATCGAGTTACCCGCATCAGTGATATTCTGGTTGAAGTTGGTAAACAACGGCAGGCGAACATTCGCGGTGGTCGGCGCGTAAATTTTTGAAATGACCAGCTGGGTCAGGTTTGCGGTTTCGCGGATATTCGTATCAACGTAGTTGTTGATGTCCATCCGCGAACTGTACTCCGTCACATGAACCGGATTACCCACTAACGTCGAGGGCGTTCCCCCCGGCACCTGATTGATCCACATCCCCTTAGTCCCACCAAACCAACACCCTAACAATCCGTCCATAACAGGCAGGTTAAGCCCGATAGAAAATGCCTGGGCATTAACACCCTTGGCAATAATCCCAGCACCCATAATTAAACCTCTTCAGTTGCAGTAATAATATCCGCGCCACACCAGTTGCGCAGGGCGTACGGTTTTCCGTTAAGTTCGGTAATTGACTCATCAGCGGGATACCCGGTGACAAGTTCCCAGCTATAGGGCGCCGCGGTATCTTCGCTGTCAGCGATGTTATGCGTACCGGAGTGATAGGTTTTATCACCCAGCCAAATCTGGACTGGCGGCACCAGGGCCCGCGAGGCTGTCAGGGTGACGACCGTGTCGGACACCGCCTCAACGGTCAGATCCGTGCCATACAGATGCCCGGTACCGTCGCGAATGGTAAACCCCTTGTCAGCATGCATCGTGGCGACAGAGCCTACGTAGGCTGGTACAAATCTGAACGGTGGAACAGGCGGAGAAACACTCACGGTGGCGACACTGCCCTTGTAAACAGCCTCACGCATGCGGAATACCGGGCGACTGACACCGCGATGCACAAGGTCAGTTACACGACCCACATCACAGCCAAACCAGCGATAGCTGTTTGCAAAGAGATGGTTGTCATTCCCGTCAGGATTGACCGGGTTAGGCAACTGGCCGACCGGGTTAACAAAAGACGCCAGACCAGGATGGTTATCGCAGAAGTCAAGCAGCGCCCGGGATGCAGCCATACTGTTGGTATCAGACGTATACATTCCGCCGCCCTGATAGAAATACCAGTGCGGTGGTCGGGTCTGGCCGTAAATAGCCATTCCATCGGTATTCACGTCACTGTAGAACTGTTCCAGCTGCGGATAGTAGGTGTCGTACGGTGTTGAGCCGTCATTCTCCATCTGCATAAACGTAACCCCGCAGAAGCGGGATGTTTTGCCCGCGGTATCCGCCGCTTCCTTAATGCCCTGCATGGCGGTGATGATGTGGTTATAGAGATTCGGGCTGGCTCCCTTACTCAGCTGCGCTAGTGATTTCCCTCCCACACCAGGGCAGGCACCGGCAAACGCACGACTGGTATCGTTCTCCGTCATCAGATGCTGGTTATGCAGGGTTTTAGCCATATTCAGCCAGCCGGAAAGTGAGGTTTCGCCGAAGCTGCCTGACGTCGTGCTGAGCGTCCCGTCATCATGCTGGCGAACCTCCACAAGTTCCACAAGAATGTTGCCCCCAACCGGGCCATAAACTTCTGAGGTGGTGGTGTTCACATAATTCGTTCCGCGCGGTGAGTGCCCCAGCATCAGGTTGCCCAGAGCCTGGCCGACCGACAGGGCCACGCGGCTGAACGTCCCCACCGAATGAGACTGGCCTACATTCAAAAAAACATTTATGTCGGCTGTCGGCATCTGGGTTAAATATCCCCGCTGCCTTGACGTGGCCGTGATGCGTGACAGCGCGCGGTTGCTCATCCTGGCGATTGTGTCTTGCCCGGAAACCGAACCACCCATATTGATTCTGGTCAGCAGCTGGAAATCTTTGGTGAGACGCAGGAAGATGACCCCATCCGGATCCATCATGGTGAGGATATCGTCGCTGCTGCTGTCGACGAAGAAACGGACTGCACTGCTTTCAAGGCCCAGATTGCTCCCGAGCATGGACACAATCTGCGTCACCCAGTCATATTTCACCGTAACACCCAGCGCACGGGCTATGCCGTTACGGAAGTCAGCCAGGATATGGCCGTCTTCATCCTGCAGGAAAAATCCATCCTCACTGGATTTGAAAAGCGAAAACAGCAGGTTCTGAAGCAGCTCAGGCATCAGATCGACGGCCCCGCTGGAAAAGCCAATGCCTTGCTGGTTCATGGAAACCTTGGCCCCGATCACGCCGTCTTCATCGCAGAAATCAACGAGTGTCTCGCTGTCATCATTCTGGTTAATGCTTTTGGCGACGGTATCAGCTTTTTCTGCGGCTTCTTCCACCGCAGCCTGTGATGGCATTTTCCGCCCGGTAGGCTGCAGCGTCCCGGCGTTATTGATCACTTCTACAGCTAACACGCTGTCATCCGGGCTGCGGTAATACGTGGTGCTCCCCTCAGGGATATTCGCGATATCCGCCTGCGCCGCTGCCAGCGTCTGGTATTGCTTGCTGAGCGGGATCAGGTTTTGCCTGACCTCATCGTTTTTCGCCATCATCTGGCGCCAGGTATCGAGCGGTTCACCGCCGCGGTCGTTAACCGTTCCGGCTGGACCGTTAACCAGCTCGTCAGCGCGCTTAACGTTGTCCATGAATATTTCCGGCGTCGTCGTGCCCAGTGGCGGGTTAAGTTCGGCCATGTTTTTTGCTCCAAAAAGAGGCTTCGCCCAAACGAGGGTTTGAGCGAAAGCGCGGGGCTTTTTACAATCAGCTATTTCAACGGGTTACAACATGCTGATTGGCTATGCACGGGTCTCTACAGGGGATCAAAACCTCGATTTACAGAAAAATGCGCTGATCCGCGCAGAATGTGAGCTGGTTTTTGAAGACACGGCCAGTGGGAAAAATGCCCGGCGGCCAGGGTTAAAGCGCGCCTTACGGCGGCTACGACCGGGCGATGTGCTGGTGGTCTGGAAGCTGGACAGGCTCGGGAGAAGCGTACGCGATCTGATTACACTCGTGTCGGAGCTGCAGTCGCGCGGGGTGAATTTCCGCAGCCTGACTGACAGCATCGATACCAGCACGGCAGCAGGCCGCTTTTTCTTCCACGTCATGAGCGCCCTGGCGGAAATGGAGCGCGAGCTGATCGTCGAGCGTACCCGAGCCGGGTTAGCAGTTGCGAGAGAACAGGGGAGAGTTGGCGGTCGCCGCCGGGTAATGACTGAAGAAGTGGTGGAGCGGTGCCGCAGAATGCTGGAGAACGGCGCTACCCGGCAACAGATCGCAGATGTGATAGGGGTGGGGGTGAAGACGATCTACAAATACTTTCCTGCTGCCGTCCGCGATCAAGGATTCCTGCCCTTCCCGTGATATGTAACATTTGAGATAATAAGTACTTTCAGTTTTGAAAACAGTTTGGTTTGTTCGTGAACGGTAAGAAAACAATAAGTTTTGAACAATTTTTAACTATTAACAGCAATCTTGTTTCCATCTCAGATACATGGGCAGACTTGTGGGCGTTAATTTTTCACACAGGTTTAAGCGCTGGAAGGCTGCTGAGTATTCGATATGATGATATTGATGATGGCTTGATACTGATACGAAAACAGGGTCACCTGAAGGAGCTACGTGTTGAATCAACCCCTCCAGTGGAGGGGATCATTGCTCGTAGAAGAGAACGCTATCCAGAAGATGTTTTTTTATTTCAGAGCCATTCTAACCGTGTGAAGTACCAACGCCGGCCGGTCACTATAATTGCTTTCAACGCCGCTTTACGTCGCGCCGCTAGATCATTACCAGACGTTAACGTAAGCAGTAGTAGCGCGAGAAACATATCGGACTAACCGCCTGTCCAGTCGCGTGTGGCCGATGTGACAGGCGTGGGGGTGAAGACTATTTACAAATATTTGCCAGTACAATACGGCGATAAAAAATCCCCTTGAGCAGGCACACTCAAGGGGAAAATACTACATAACATCATTGCTGTGTGCGTCTTTGCGCTCGTCTATCTTCCAAGAATATGCCTAAAGCTTCCAGATATTTCTGGTCTGAGTTGTTACATCATGGAGTAGTGGCCGATGTGCTAGGTTAAGAGCGAAGATGATCTGTAAGAACCTTCCGACGTCGAGGAGCAAGGACCATGAATTTGGGTCTATACCATCCCAATTCATACATTCTTTGTAAGTCTATGAAATATTGTGCAGAGTATTCTGTTCGAAATGAACCATATGGAATAGCCAAAGGCTAAAATGCCCAGCGTAAAAACAACAATCAGCAAGTCCGTCTGTGACATCTTATATCCATTTTGCAGTAGCAGGTTTTGAGAAAAGATAGTTCAAAGCTGGCACATAGACAACATAATCACTAAGTGAAATCAATGTCAGGGGCTCAAAGGTGACTGGTTTCCCCCCTCTGTGCTCCTGATTGATAGTTGAAACCTCTATTGATCAGATTAGCGAATAAAACTACTGTATATAAAAACAGTATTTTGTGAGCGAGTTTATTATGCAGTTCTACACGCCCGTTGAGTTACGTCAGATCATGCTGCTCCCGTTGTACAGCGACCTGGTGCAGTGTGGTTTTCCTAGTCCAGCGCAGGATTATGTTGAGCAACGCATTGATCTGAACGAGTTGCTCGTTAACCACCCCAGTGCGACGTATTTTGTCAAAGCCGCCGGCGACAGCATGAAAGACGCAGGCATAGGGGAAGGTGATCTTCTGGTCGTGGATAGCTCAAGAACAGCAGTTCATGGCGATATCGTTATTGCTGCTGTGGATGGGGAATTCACCGTTAAGAAGCTGCAGCTGCATCCGCGGGTTCAGCTTAACCCAATGAACCCTGCGTATTCGCCGATAATCGTTGGTAGCGAGGATACTCTCGATGTGTTCGGGGTCGTAACTTACATCATCAAATCGGCTGGCTGAGATGTTTGCACTTTGCGATGTGAACTCATTTTACGCATCGTGCGAGACCGTATTTCGTCCTGACCTGAAAGGGCGTCCGGTGGTCGTACTGTCAAACAACGACGGCTGTGTGATCGCCCGTTCGCCAGAGGCGAAGCCCTTTGTAAAAATGGGTGAGCCTTATTTCAAGCAAAAGGACATGTTTCGCCGGCACGGTATTATCGCGTTTAGCAGCAACTATGAGCTTTATGCCGATATGTCCAACCGAGTGATGACAACGCTGGAGGAACTCTCTCCACGCTGCGAAATTTACAGTATTGATGAGGCATTTTGCGACCTGACAGGAGTTCGGAATTGTCGCGACCTTACTGACTTTGGCAGGGAAATTCGCGAGACGGTTCTGCGCCGGACGCACCTCACGGTCGGCGTCGGCATAGCCCAGACTAAAACCCTGGCGAAGCTGGCCAATCACGCCGCGAAACAGTGGCAGCGGCAGACCGGAGGCGTGGTTGATTTGTCGAACCTGGAACGGCAGAGAAAGTTGATGTCTTTGCTGCCGGTGAATGAGGTTTGGGGAGTTGGGCGCCGTATCAGTAAAAAACTGGAGTCCATGGGGATAGACACGGTGCTTAAGTTAGCCGATACGGACATTCATTTTATCCGAAAACATTTTAACGTCGTGCTGGAAAGAACTGTGCGGGAGCTACGCGGAGAGCCATGTCTCGGTCTTGAGGAGTTCGCGCCGGTAAAGCAGGAGATTGTCTGTAGTCGCAGCTTTGGGCAGCGGATTTCCACCTACGAAGAGATACGCCAGGCGATATGCTTATACGCATCCCGTGCCGCGGAGAAACTCCGTGGTGAACATCAGTACTGCCGCTTTATCTCTGCGTTCGTTAAAACCAGCCCTTTTGCGCTGAATGAACCGTATTACGGGAACAGCGCATCGGTAAAGCTTCTTACGCCAACCCAGGATAGCCGGGACATAATCACCGCGGCGACGAAATGCCTCGATGCAATATGGCGAGACGGGCATCGCTACCAGAAAGCAGGGGTGATGCTTGGCGATTTCTACAGTCAGGGCGTAGCGCAGCTCAACCTGTTTGATGACAACGCACCACGAAAGAACAGTGAAAAGCTCATGGAAGTACTCGACCATCTCAATGCGAAAGACGGAAGAGGAACTGTGTATTTTGCAGGGCAGGGGATCCAGACTGCCTGGCAGATGAAACGAGAAATGCTATCCCCGCGCTATACTACGAGGTTCTGTGACCTGCTCAAAGTTAGATGATTCGGCCATTAACGGTAGTGGTTATGCTGTTACTACAGTCCGCTTAGAGCGACGAACGGCAGTTCACGATTTTTATTACAGTTGATTGAAAATTTACTAATACAGCCGCGAAATCATCAATGGGCGCGAGGACCTCCCAGGCATTGCATCATATGGCACAATTTCACGAAAGGCTGGATCTCAAAATCATTAAATACAACTTGTAATTTTTTTTGACATAACACAGTATAGGGATTTCTGTGATGTAATGGTTTTATTAAATCGATAATCAGTTCAGCTGCTCAGGAAAAGTTAAATATGTCTGAAAAAAGTCTAAGGGAGTTTGTGAAACATGACTCAATCAAAAACATCCAAAAAAATATATTAAAAATAGACGCGAATTACAAAAGGCTTATTCAGTTTTGCTCAGGTTCTCAAAATATTGAAAGAACTAATAAAAATGTAGCGCTAACTAATATTGCAAAAGGAACTCATCGCTCTTTAAGCTTGTTGGCTAAAAACTTGTCAGATGACTATGACATAACGTTAGTAGCATTATGTACGAGGAATCTTTTTGAGCTTAACATCAGATTAAGGTCAATAATTAAACATGAAAACTCACTCAACACATGGATGAGTGAGATGGTTATGGATGAAAATCAGATTTTAGACGCCATTTCAACGATTGCTAATGATAACCATGCCGCTGAACTGGAGTTGTTCGAAAATAAAAAGAAACTTAATAACTCCATTTTAGATAAACATAACTTAAAAAGCGTTAAGAGTCCTGAAACTGTCAAAAATATTGCTAAAGATGCTGGCGATCTGGAAGAGTACACTGCGCTATTCAAACTATTTTCAAAATTGTTGCATCCTTCCTCATATCTAATTAACTCATATAATTCAGCTGGTTGCATTGATAACTTTAACATACTAATTGTTTCTGCACAAAAATATGCATTTGATCTATTTGAGAGGTTGCGGAGTGAATTGAATGTACCAGAAGGTGTATTAAAAGATTGGTGATGTTATATCCTATTTATGCATGCATTGCATGATAAAAAAGTTAATGATTAATTATCGCTCATATAATATATTCTGATCTATCCCCTGTTAAATAACAGAGGCTGACGTTAGTAATGTCCGCTTCACGCCCTGAGGCATTCGGCAAGCTTTTACTGCCAGCAAATATTTTGCTTCGAGGGCTTTTTATTATCAAAGAGACCATACCCTTCTAGTTTTTTAAAAAAATATCGTCAACAGTGTAACTATCAAAGTATTACATTTAGGCAAAAAAACTTCTATACCATGTATAGCGATAGATATAAGAGGGCTCAGATAAAACCGTTGCAAGCCAGCGAGCAATAGCTAAAGAATGCTTCTCGCCCCAGAGCATGCCATTCAGTTACTTCCCATGGGTTTCTACTCACTTTGTTGTCTTCCTTTTATCATGAAAGGTGAGCATAATGCAAAGCACACAGACGACGAACCATGCAGCGAGTTGGAATACCAGCGGCCACAAGTGATGTACTTTGGTTATCCCTCCGAAAAGCCGTGGTTGAAAACGGGGATATTACCCTTTGACTTGCTCCCAGTAAACTAACATAGCACGATGTCAGCAAGTTCTGCTTCTTGCACGGAACAGACTGGTCTTAGGGTATGCATAAAGACGGCACGAAGCAAACGAACTAACTGAGCTGAAGGTCCGCTGTCAACAATGTCCGCTGCAGGAACATAGCTAAAGCTTCATCCGGCCAAGTCTTTACTGGACACGACGCCAACTCTTCCCATGCAAAAAGTAACTCAAAACTCGTCATTCAGATCCCTGGAGATCTGCTCGCTCTCGTGTTGTTCAACGGCATCACTGATCAAATCTTTCATATGCGTGAGGAATTCATTTACAGTCTTAAATGCTGCATCAAGACTAGCAGAGTTGAAAGTATGAATCTCTCCATTTAGAGATTTTCCATTGCGGTGAACTATATCATGCCTGAGTTTAGTCAGAGACAGCACATCCTTAAGTGAAATTCCTTTATACTTTTTGGGTTGCAAAACTGCTTTATAAATTTCAACAACCGATAATATCTTATGATAAAGAATATCTGAAAGATAATCCTGAACATATTTACTAGCAGTGTTTTCCTTGACTAAAAGATCAGTAATTGGCACTGACTTGTCGCTCAATTTTTTTATGTTTTTTATTGCATGAATCACATATCTTTCATTAGATAAAGCAACACTCTTAAGCATTTCACTAAGACAACTTTCCATTATAGTTATGCTGTAAGAAATTTGCATTTTGATAAACACTTCACTTTTATGCTGTTTTGCTTCCTCTTTAATTTCTTGCAATATGTTGATCGCTGAATCATAAATTACCGTATGCGGATTTTGCTTTAACCATTGTTGCTCTTCATATTCTTCCTGAGCCATATCTGCCAGAAAATCTTGATAATTATGGAACTCAGCTTCCAATTCTTGCCACTCTTCGGACCATTCGTCCAACTCCGGATTGGAAAGCCGTTCCCGTATCCATTCCTCGCGACGACTTTCTTCAACATCCATAACCCATTCTTTTGTTACGCCCATAATGCGATCCTCAATTCATCTAATGATGTTCATCATGACTGTATTAATACACAGTGACGATAGCACAAATCCTCTGCATTTTTACCCTCTTGTCAGTACTCTTTTTTGCCTACTACTTGAGCGAATATGAAGTGAATTTCCGCTCCTGGCACATTCCGGGCGTCATCAAAGCTACACGCTTTTGATAGCCTCAATCAATTCAGGCCCCTGATTCTTCACGTTACCCACCGCGCGGGAAACCGGGTGCCATGTGAAATGGTCTGCTGATAGAGCGCCATCTGCAATTATTTCCTCTGCCTCTTTCCCTCCAAGATCCTGCCGCATCCATTCTCGCGCTGCTTCCGGCGTCAGGACTAGCGGCCGTCGGTCATGAATATCGACCAGCCCTTGGTCAGCAGCTGCAGTCACTATCAAAAACCCTTCAGCTTCGTCGCCGCGTTCAAAAGGCACACTGCCGATCACCGCCATGAAGATGGGATTGCCGTCTTTACGGTGGATGAAAAAGGGCTGCTTCTTGTCTCCTTCATGCTTCCATTCAAACCAGCCATCGGCAAAGCAGATCGCTCGACCGTGCTGCCAAAGCGGTTTAAACATCCTGCTGGTGGTTGCGGTCTCCACCCGGGCATTAATCAGCGGTGGTTTATCCCACCACCCTGGTGCGTAACCCCAGTGAACGGGATCGAGATGCAGTTGCTCATCACGTTCGCTCAGGAGCAAAACTTTAGTCCCAGGTGCCACGTTGTAACGCCCAATTGGCTCAGGATCGTATGCAATGTCGCGCTCGGCCTCTTCAGCCAAATAAGCCAGGTACTCTTCACGGGTTTGGGCTTGTGCAAAACGTCCACACAT